CGGGGCAAGGGTCAACGGATGATGTCACAATCAAAAATGATGCTGATGCAACGGTGGTTAATATACCAACAGGCACAACAAATGTAAATGTGGTAGGGAATATATCCGTTGGTGGAACGGTAGACGGAATAGATGTTGCAACAGATGTAGCAGCGAACACGGCAAAAGTAAGTGCAGATGGAAGTATTACTTCTCATAGTGATGTGGTATCGGCAACCAATACAGATAAATTTGTATTGGCAGCAAACGGAACAACAGGATATGTAGGAAGGGCATTGGTGGAGGCTGATATATCAGACTTATCGCATACCGCCAACACGGATGCTCAAGATTTAACTTTAGTTGGAAATACTCTTGCAGTATCAGGCGATCCAAACACGGATGTTGACGTATCAACAGCAACGGCAGTATCGGCAAACACATCAAAGGTTACAGAATCAACAACGGTTTCGGATGCTGCAAATGGATTAGACATTACCTTATCCACTTATGATGTATCAGTTGCACTAGACCCAAGTGAAGCAGCAGGGCAAGCACCAGACTTGGCAGATATATTAATAGTTGAAGACGTAACCGATGGTGGTATTCATAGTGCTACATTAACACAGATACAAACCCTTATAGATACAGACACACAATTATCAGATGCAGCGGTCAAAACTGCTTATGAAAATAATGCCAATACTAACGAGTTTGACGATACAGAACAAACCAAGTTAGCAGGAATTGAAACGGCAGCAGACGTAACCGATGAAGCCAATGTAGTATCATCATTAGATGGTGCAACTTTAACGGGCGTAACGGTAGCAGGAACAGACAAAGTACTTGTGCAAGATGTTGATGATTCTGACAACATTAAAACGGTAACGGCTCAAAGTATAGCTGATTTAAGTACAAGTGGAATTGCTAATGTTGTAGAAGATGCAACGCCTCAATTGGGTGGAATGTTGGACGTAAATGGTAATGCTATTGGAGATGGAACATTAGAACTTGTTAAGTTTACCGAAACAGGATCAGCGGTCAATGAAGTAACTATAACAAATGCTGCAACGGCAGGTGATCCAAGTATAACAGCAAGTGGAGATGATGCGAATATAGACTTAACACTTGATGCAAAGGGTACAGGAGTCGTTAAAACACTATCAAGCGACTTGGACATAACAGGCAATATAGTTGTTAGCGGAACAGTGGATGGTATAGATATAGCAACAGACGTAGCAGCCAACACAGCAAAAACAAGTAATGCAAATCACACAGGCGATGTAACAGGGGCCACAGCATTAACTATAGCAGTCGATGCAGTAGATATACCTATGTTATCAGCAACAGGAACAGCGGATGGCACGACATATTTAAGAGGTGATGGCACATGGACGGTTCCAAGCGGATCAGGTGATGTTTCTAAAGTAGGCACCCCTGTAAATAATCAGGTGGGTGTTTGGACGGGAGATGGCACCTTGGAAGGTGATGCTAGTTTAGTTTTTGATGGCACAAGTTTGGGTATAGGGTCTACGGCATCAACAGCAACGGTGGAAATCAAAAAAGACAGCTTAGATCATGGCTTAATAGTTACGGGTCATGATGATGTTACTTTGTTGAAGGTGGATAGTGTGGGCAAGGTGGGAATAGGGGTGGCAGGATCGCCAAATGCACCCCTAGAAGTAATAGGGCTTACTGGCCTTAATGTTGGGATATTCCAATCAACAGGGGCAACAGGAAGATTGGTTGTCTCCACAATTGGCGATACAACAAATAATAATTCGGGTATTGATCTTAATTCTGCTGATGGTTCTAGGTATTATTCTATTGCATCATATCAAGGGAATAGTGGATACCAAGATTTTACGTTTTTTAATAACCAAACTAATAATGCATCAATGTTTATTAATGGTGATGATGATAATGTGGGAATAAACACCACCACCCCTACAGCCCAACTAGAAATCAAAAAAGACAGCCTGGATCATGGGCTAATGGTTACAGGGCATGACGATGTCACTTTGTTGAAGGTGGATAGTGTTGGAAAGGTAACTGTGACTAAGGAGTTATCATTTGATAAAGCCACCGCTCCGTTTAAAACATCTTTTGAAGCAGGGGGCAGTGGAAATGCTAATTTTATTGCAAATCATGATAGTGATGTGCAAGATAATTCAGCATATAGTTCTTGGATGTTACAATTGGCCCCAAATAAAGCAATAGACGATATGTCTATTAAAAGGAAAACGGCAGGAGGTGGAGGTTTTACTACATTTTTTATGATTGATAGTTCTGGGAATGCAGGAATAGGAACTACCACATCACCTACAGCCCAACTAGAAATCAAAAAAGACAGTCTAGATCACGGGCTAATCGTAACGGGCCACGACGATGCTACCTTGTTTAAGGTGGATAGTGTGGGGAAGGTGGGAATAGGAACAAACTCACCTAATCAATTATTCCATGTAAATGGTGGTAACTTTAAAGTGGAGGGTGCATCAGGTGATAATATGATCAATGAGTTTTGGGGGGATTTGGCTGTATTTCTTAGAACTTATGATTCGGGTGGTGGTACTGATACAAAGTATATTGATATAATAAATGATGGTGGTGCCTTTTATTTGAGGCAACTAAATGACAACCAAACTGTAAAAAATGATGCATTAACAATTGCTACAGATGGCGATTTGGGCATAGGCACGTCTTCACCTACAGCAGAACTAGACATTTTAACTACAGCACTTAACGATCACCTTAATATGAAAGCAACAGCCGAACAGGGAAGGTCTACTATAATTATTACCTCTGATACTTCAAAATATGCAAGAACGGTATTTAAACAAGGCGACAAATATCGTCGCGAGATAGGTTTTGGAGACGAAGACACAGGGAGCTTACATATTGGGAATAATAGCATGGCAGCTAAGTATTTAACACTAGATAGTTCAGGTAATATGGGTGTTGGCACTACATCTCCCTCTGAATTATTAGACGTAAACGGTAACGGAAGGTTCAGAAGTATAGGTTCTGGAACATCGTCAGGAGCACTACATTATGAATCAGATGGAACACTAACCACCAACACTTCAGATAGAAGATTGAAAAGAAACATATCTGAAATCGACAGCACAGACGCCCTTGATAAACTATTACAACTAAAACCAAGTAGATTTAAATGGAAAGAGTCCTCTAAAATAATGAGAGACTCTTCATTAATAAATAATCTAAAGTCGGAATATGCAGAAATTGAATCATCACTTGCTACAGGGTCTGGAAGTTTACTGCCCTCTGAAATACAAGAACTAGAAGCAAGAAAAGAAGAAGTATTAAAAGAAGCTGATTCATATAGATCAACTAATAAAAAAAGGTTTGCAAATTCTGATCGTTGGAATTTAGGATTCATAGCACAAGATGTAGCAGAAGTGATCCCACAGGCAGTAGGCAGAAGTGAGAATGGTATGCTATTCCTGCATAGCGATCAATTTCACGCTATCACAATATCAGCCATGAAAGAACAGCAAAGACAAATAGAAGAACTAAAAGCAGAAAATGCATCACAACAGATATTAATAGGGCAGATGTTATTAAGATTAGATGCATTGGAAAATCCTTAACAAGAAAAATTCGGCAACAATTAACTTTAGGAATTCAACACAATTTAAACCACCCTTTATAAAATTTAATTTAATGGTTATAAAGGCAATCGAATTCATGGAAGATATTAAAGTTATAATTGGAATAATTGGAACATTTTTGGTTACTGGTGCTGGTTTAATTTTTGGTGCAGGAAAAGTATTTCAAAGGATGAAAAGTAATGATGAAAGAATTGGTTCTGTTGAAAAAGATGTAGACGAACTAAAAGGTGACGTTGCTACAATGAAAGGTCAATTTTCACAAATACTGCTCAACCAGGAAACCATGTTGGATTTTCTAAAAGATGGAAAGTAACATGAATGATTATTAATTAGACATATATTAAAAATAATATTAATATCTTAGAAGTATACTAATCAAACGTTATAAACCAATGTGATGAATAAAAAGCATTATTTCGTTGATCTGTATTTTATAATTGTTATATCATTTTCGTTGGTCTGTTTATCATTTGCGGCTCAGAATAGTCAACCGGACATCATATTTAATCACTTTCCGGATGGTACAACACAAATGCATTTTAACAAGCACAGTTTAACGGAAGAAGAGGCATTGGATGTGATGACAAGATTTATAATAAAGCGTGAAAGAGGTGATCTATTTGACGAAGAAAAGAAGAAAATAAAGAATTTTTAACTTATCAAAATAAAGTAAATTATGTTACAAGGATTTTCAATTGCAGCAATAGCAGTCTTATTGTTTATTGGGTACAAAATTTGGGATGACTCAAGAATTAAAACAAAAGAACTTAGTCCAGGAGCCGAAAAAGCAAAGGCGTTGTTGACACAAATTTCGGTAATACTTGCATCAATAGTGTCGCTGAATCTATTTGGTCAAATACCATTTGTTGATAAATTGGTTTCTAGTTTGGGGTTTGTGGTTGATAGTTTTGACAATGCCTATGATCTTGGTGTTCAAATAATTGCTGTAGTTATTTCTTTTTACAAAATATGGAAACCAGCAGTTGAGGTCGAATTAAAGGCTAAAGGTCTTTAGTATACGGTTATAACGTATGGCGTCATTACAGCAGCAAATATACACTGTAGCCAAGTCTTTTAATGGGTTACGGGAAATAAAAGGACATCTAGATAATGGCTTTTTGGTAAGTATAATTGTTTGGGCCTTACCTTTTGTAAGAGGACAAAATGATATAGATGGAAGATATGCTTATTGTGGCATATTTTTAGGCCATATCTGCAAATCTATAGGCAAAGAACATCTATTACCAAATAAGTTTTATCGTGCGAGGAATTGGCTTAATGTGGGTATTAATATAAACCTGGAAGAAGCGCAGAAAGGCGACTTTGTAATCTTTTACAGGGGCCACAAAGATGGAAGGATGGGCCATGTATCATTATATGAATCACATGACAAGGAATTCATAAGATGTTTTGGTGCAAATCAAAGCAATGCAATAAGAAGTAGCAATTATAGAAAGGATAGATTGTTAGGTGTAAGGCGAATGGTAGATGTAAAGTCTTATTTCCTGCCTGATAGCAAATCCAGTGTATTGAGTAAGCTATTAAAGAAGTATATATGAGTGATGAATTTCCAATAAAAAGTCCACCATTAAGGGTAGTGCAGAAAGATGTGATATTACCTAAATCTGCAAACCCAATATATGATGAAGGAGCAAGGCTATTGGGTATTGAAAAATATCACAAGCTCTATGAGTTGATGGGCGAAGGAAAGACTTATGTGATAATGGATGACGGACATAATAAGCATGGTAACTTAAGTGATCCGATAGAAATAATAGCCTATGGATTTGGGAATACAGATACACCCTCCGGACATGGTAATTCCACCAATGGAATAATAGGAATGATAGGAAATCCAATCTTGGGGCCTATATCAAAAGGAAAAACAGTTCACAAAAAAGTACTTGGCGTAAATGGTGGTTCGCCAAATCAGATCAACAAAGCGTTTATAGATTTTCTTAATAGCGAACATGTATATGCAAATGCTTCTTTTGGTGCAAGTGGTAGTTTTTCGCACAAGCCCACTGAAGAAACTTTAAAGAAAATAAAGGCTGCAAACAAGATTGTATGCGTGGCATCGGGAAATGAATATGATGACAAGGTTGGGTGGCCTGCAAATAGTCCATATGTATTTGCAATAGGATCTGTAGACTTTGACGAAAATCATGCATTGTATTCTAATTCTGGTGATGATTTGGATTTTGTTATTTATGGCAGTAACATATTGGCTCCAAATAAATCGGGAGGTCATGATAAAATAACAGGCACATCCGCTGCTTGTCCTTATGCATTGGCATGTATAATGGCATACCACGAATACTTTGAAAGGCTTTTCAAATACACTCCTGGATGGCAGGAAACCTATGACATATTAAAATGCTATGCAAAGGACTTAAGGGATCTTGGATATGACTTCAAAACAGGACATGGACTAATTACTTTAAGAGGTATAGACGATAAATTTAGGAAGTATATTTTGGATTATGGGCGTAAGGATTTAGCCAAAATGTTGGATGACAAGTCTTTAGAAGATGTAGTAGAAGAAATAAACAAGAAACCACCAAATACTAAAAAAAAAAGAATTGGCTGAATAGATTTTTTGAAGCTATTAAAAACTTCTTTTCATGAGTGTATTTATAGAATTTCTTTGGAATGTAATGATTGCAACCGGAAGCTTAACTTTTGTCGCTGTTGATGATTACCTGGATCCTATAGGAATAGAAATAAGGATAACAGATGAAGATGATTTTTTGAAGTTAAAACCTAACACTTTATATGCTGTAAAGGATGGCGATGATTCCAACAATGCGGAATGGCGAATGGATGGCTTATATCAATTCAGTGGCCAAGAAATTACAACCATGTCATTAGGCCAATTCAATTTCCATATAGATGAAAATATAGAAGCATTTCACAAATACTAAAACGGTGGAAGAGATAGGAATAATGGAAGGGAGATATAAATTACCAGAATTCAAACATGTATTGCTGCTGTTTTTTCTATTTGTGGTATACCTGGAATGTACAGGCCAAGAATACATCAATCCGAATTATGAATTGATCGATGGCAAATATTATCTAAAGTCAACTGAAGCTGAAAAGATAACAGCTAAAGGATGGATAGATGTATTAACACCAATTGCAAGAGGCATCAACAATGCAATGAATGACAACGAAAATGGTCTTATACAAGCTGAAAAAGCCGAAAAAATAAATACCTCAAATAATAAAAAAATCGGGAAACAACTAATAGACATTAAAGAGAAATACAATTCAGATAAATACGATTGGTTTGAATACATATATCTAAAATCTCACCTCCTACAAATATCTATTGAAGAAGTAATTAAACAAGAAGCATTAGCACATAAAATGCGAATTATGGTAGAACCCCACTATCATAATTGATAATTATTTAAAATAAAACTGTACGAATGAGTGGTAGGTTAAGAGCTGACTTGCATCCTAATTTTAAAGGACATCCGTTACTGAGAAAGGTTAGAGAAGAATTGTCAAAGCGAAACCCTGATGACCTTGCTCACATGCTTTTTGACTTGGTTGGTGACCATGAGGCTCTTGCTAAATACTGTGAAAAAGAAGGAATACCAATAAGCTCTGTAAATCACTATTGGCACAAAGGGAAGCAGTTTAGCGTATTTTCTAAGACTAGACCAATAAATTATTTTGATGTAAGGGATGACATTATTGCGGAGATGAAAGAATATGCTCCTGTGTATCAGCCTATAACAAGAGAAGAAAAGAATGATCCGCACTTGCTTGTAATAGACCCCTCAGATGTTCATATCGGTAAACTATCTACCGTATTTGAAACTGGCGATGAATACGATATTGATATAGCTGTAAAAAGAGTATTAGAGGGTGTGCGTGGATTGATAAATGAGTCTTCTCACAAGAATATAGAAAAGATATTATTCATTGGTGGCAACGATATATTACATACGGACACGGCAAAAGGTACGACAACTTCGGGAACATCTTTGGACACAGCAGGTATGTGGCATACTAATTTTATTGAAGGCAGAAAGTTATATGTTAAGGTAATAGAATTGCTTCTTCAGGTAGCCGATGTGCATGTTCTGTTTAATCCTAGTAACCATGACTTTCTGACTGGATTTTTCTTGTGTGATACGATAGCATCGTGGTTTAGAAACAATGACAATGTCACTTTTGATGTAGACATGAGACATAGAAAATATTTTAAGTATCATGATAATTTAATAGGGTCTACACACGGAGATGGAGCAAAGCAAGCTGACCTTCCATTGCTGATGGCTAACGAATGTAGGTTCTGGAGCGAAACCCCCAAGAGGTACATATACGGTCACCACGTTCACCACAAAACAAGCAAGGATTACATAGGGGTCACCTACGAAACACTAAGAAGCTCAAGCGGTACGGACGGGTGGCATTGTCGTAAGGGATTCACAGGGGTTCCAAAAGCAATAGAGGGATTTATTCACCATCCTATTAACGGTCAGGTTAGTAGGCTAACACATTATTTCTAGATATGGATAGAAACGAAAGGCAACGGAAAAGGAGGCGTGGAAACAATAATTTTCATACAAAGAAATATGAAAAGACGAAAAATGGGTTTTTGATGAGGGCGTATAGAAACATGTTAAGTCGTGTAAGAGGTGTTACTAAAAATAAAAATCATTTGTATTTGGGATTGGAAATATTGCACAAGAAAGATTTTTATGCTTTTTCTCTTGCAGACAACAACTTTCATAAACTGTTTTATGTGTGGGAAAATTCAGGCCACGAAAGACGATTAACACCAAGCATAGATAGAATAGATTCTAAGCTTGGGTACACGTTGGATAATATGCAATGGATAGCGTTTAGTGATAATTGTAGGAAAACAAGCAGAAACCTTGTGTATAGAAAAGTTAGATTTACGGAAAGCCTGGATTATATCGGCAAATCCACCTGCTGAAGTAAATCATTAGAAACGTGAGTGTAAATCTCTGTAGTCTTACTGGACTTGTGACCAAGTAGTTTTTGAACTATTCTCAAATTGGTTCCGTTTTCAATTAAAGCTGTAGCGTTAGAATGCCTTAACATCGGCTATAAAATCATTTCCTTGTGTATAGTTTTTATCCATTTTCTTTATATGTTTTTTGAACGTGTATAGTTATTAGCGTTTTCTTTACATATCGGCAACGCTTCGTAGCCAAAACGTTAGCGGTTATTGCACTCGGTTAGATAATCTTGTATCTGTTTATCACAACTGAGCAAGTACATTAACTCTATTTCATTATCAGTTAACCCACTTTCATTTTTACCGCCATCTTTTTCAATAAGCATCGAGTACAGCCTTCTTTTAGCAAGCAACAAACCGCTAACATTATCTAAACCCAATAAGGGTGTAGTGCTATTTGATGTGGTTGTTTCTTGATTTTCATCGTACATACTTAGTTTTTTAAAGTTTTTCATAATCCCTTACTGTGTTTAGATTTAGCGTTAAAGCGCAATGCACCCAATAAGGTATAATCTCCTTCAGATCAATATCCAATGTACCTTTTAGGGTATAACTGGCAATTCCTCAACTTCCTGGATAAAATTATTTATCGTTTGCTTTAATTTTTGATGCTGTTCTCTTTCCATAGTTTTATCTAAAAGGGTTTTGTTTTTTTGTATTCTGCCGTATATGCAACATGCTTCGCAATTCACCTTTGGCCCTTTCCCATGCCATTAATTTTAATATTCCTTCCATTATGATTTTTCTGATTTTACGCTCCTGGTTTCAAAATAATTCTTGTACTCCGGATGCATATATTCAAAATAACGTGCATAAGAAGCTGTGTAATCGTTGTTAATCTTGTATCCGTCCGTACTTAAGGTTTTGATGTAATGGCTTGCTCTCAAGTACTCTATTATCATTTTGCTTGATAGCCTTTTTGCTCCTTTTTCAATAAGCTGCAAAGCCAATTTTTCAAATTCTTCATATACGTGTTTATTGTCAAGATGAAATTTCCACATCCTTTCTTTAGCGGATAATTTTATGTTGTTTCTTTTTGACAAAATGTTGTTTATGAAAACAAGAACGATGCTGTTATACACCGTTCCTGCTCACTTGAAAAATGGCTGATTAAAAGGGCATATCATCATCGTATCCAGCAGCTTCTGGAATTGCAGACGGTGCATTCGTGTGTGCTGCTTCTGATAGTTTTTCAATTTTCCAAAACTGAAGGTTGTTAAATACCTTTCCTTCGTAATTATTTCCGGTAATGTCAAAGAATACATTTACCGTTTCGCCAACTTGAACATTCGTTACTAAGTCGCTTTTATCTCCAAATGCCGAAAACTTTACAGGTTGTGGATATTGCCCTATTGTTTCGATCAACAAATGGGCTATCGTGTAGTCCTTTCCAGAATTCTTTGATTTCTTTGTAACCGGATCAACTTTATTGGTTACTATCCCTTGAATTTGTAAGTTCATATTTTTGATTTAATTTATGCTCAAATTGTTTAATAAAATTTTTAATTCTCATTTCGTGCAAAGGTCTGTATACACTATCTATACCTTTATCGTTTCCAAGAAGGCTATCCATAATAAATAATGCATCTAATATTCTTTGTTGTGCCTCAACCAAAAGTTCAATGGCTTCCCATTTATCCTTCGGTGATGGTGCTGTTTTTTTTACATCTAAATTCATAATTTATTGCATCGATTTAATCCACCTGGATATTGAATTAGCAACAGCAGATCCAGAATCAAACATTATCCTAAATCCCTTCAACTTTCCTTCTAATTCTGCTTCCTTGATTCTCAAGTCTTTTGTCTTTACTATCGAAGAACTTTCTCTATCTGCAACCGTTCCTTCTGCTGTAAGTTTTTCTTTTGCCTGTGTTACCTTTCTATCTACATAAGCAGTTTTGAATTTACCTTCCAGGATAGCTATTTGCTTTCCCAATTTTGCCAACTCAATAGAAAGTAATTGATCTTGTCGCAATAGATCATTAAGGTCATATTCTTCAATTGTGAAGTTTTCGTACCAGTGTATTATTTCGCCTATTTTGTTCATGCCGATTATTAATTATTAAATAATCCTTCTACCCTTTCAACTTTCGTTTCGTCAATTCCGTCATTATCTATGTAGGTGATTTCATTTTCATTTATCACCGATTGATCCACTCTTATCGCTTCACTTAGATTTTGAATGCTTTGACTTTTTACGCTTAATGGCGCATACTTTGAAAGCAATAGTTTCAACACCGTTTTCTTGCACATTGCATCTTTCATGTCCTTCCAAAGCCCAAATCCTTTTGCATAAGTTTTGCTGTACTTTTTTCCATGTTCTTCTAATTGTTCAGAAGTCATATACAGTGTTTTTTGGAACCCATTTGTCAATCGGAAAAAGGCCACATAACCAATTGTGTTTACATTGTTGCGTTCTTCTCCTGCTATCCAATCAAATGTGTATTCACCTGTTAATCTGTCCACGTTAATCAATTCCCCTTCTCTAACATCGTCCGTATTAATCACCGCAAATTGTCCGGTTCGTTGTGCCAACTGGATATAACCCTTTGCACCTATTTGAAAATTTGCTTCTTTCTTCCATTGATCTTGTGCGCCATTTTTGCCTCTTACTTTTACATTGTATGGTAGGACATAGGCAAATCCAAGATTCTGGTCTAATGGTAAATCAAGTGCTGTTGCTTTCAATGCCGAATACATAACCGATGAAGGCGTGCATTCCTGAAGTCCTGTATTTGAAGAAACTATACTTACAATATTTGCTACGAATGATTCCTTCTGGTGGCCCACAACCGATTCAATGTATTCCTGCGTCTTATCATTCATGATGTAGGAATTGAACTGCTTAAGCCCTGTTGCTTTGTTTTGCATTACCGTTGTTTCCATTTCTTAACTCTTTAATTTTATTTGAAGAGAAGGCTTTACGGTTGTTTGCTTTGTAAGGTTTTCATATTCGGCTCCAACAAATTCTTTTACCTTTTTGGTGTCAACACTGGATCTTACATAACTTTCCTTTGCTGTTATGGTAAAGTATGGAGTGCTGATTGTTTTTATCCCTCGTTGCATCATATTATCAAGCAATCCAGTTCTTATTTTGCTTTTGATTAATGCTGCTTGTTTTTCCATCAGCAAAGCATCTTCCAAAGCCTTCATTGCTGCAACTTCTCTAGTTTCAGATTCGGACATGTAGATAGTTTCCTTTTCTTCGTAAGGCTCAATTGTTTCCCATTCAGTGTCCAGTTTTTGAAGTCCGTGATAAATTGCCCTTTGTGTGTCTGCAAAATTGGATACTGGATGAAAGGTTAATTTTGATTCATCAAATTCATACAATTCTGGTGTTGTATAAATATCCTTTGTGTCGTAATGTGCAAACTGAAAAGACTGTTCTTTTTCAAGCTCGTCCATAATCAAACAATGCCATGCAATTTGACCTTGATATTTTTTTGTGGTTGTTGCAACATCATCTTTGGTTGCTTTTAGTTCAACAAAGAAATTATCAGATTCAAAATCAATGTGACAGTAAGCGGTGAAGTTTACGAATGTATTTTCTGGAAGTGAATTGGTAGGATTAGATTTTATTCCTTTCCATTCTTTATCGCCTTTCAGATAATCAAAAACATCGGATTCAACTTTGTTTCCAAGATCAAAGTATTTTGAAAATATTTCTTTACGCTCAATTTCCCCTTTGATTTCTGAAATTCTTCGTCTTAGTGAATTGTTGATTATTCCGGTTGCTGCGTAGTGTAAAATATCACTAGCATCGGAAGATCCGAATCCTTTCTTTTTGTTTTTTAAGAATGATTTGTCGATAGATTTTTCAGGCAGAATCGCCATTTTCCCATTTTCCATTTTAACAAGTTTTAAGTTTGAAAAAATAGAAACGGAAAGCATCAATAAACTAACCTGGAAAGATTAGTTTGAAATAATCGTACAGCAAAAATAACAATAATAATGCAATAATTCAAGTCAATAATAATTTCTATAGTGTTTTGACTTGCTTGTTAGCATCTGATTATCAGATAATTATGAACGTAAAAAAATTATAAATTTGATATTTTCAGTATAGCTTTATCGCTTATTGATCCATACTTTGCCGTTGTTGCTGTGGAGCTGTGCGCCATCATTTCAGCAATGATATGTAATGGATAACCTCGTTCTAACATGATGGATTTAAACGTGTGTCTTGCACCATGAACGGTCATATATTTATCGATTTCTGCTTCTGTCAATAGCTTTCTGAAATTGGAATTGAGATCATGGTTGTGAACTTTTTTGAACGGGCCATGATTATTAAATAAATCCAAAGCTCTGTTGTCAAATAAGTGAATTGGAACCCTTGCAAATTTTCCTTTTCGCTTTTTAGTTTTCCCTGCAAGGTATACCAGAAGTCCATTCTTTTTGAAATTGGATTTTGTGATAATAGAAATGTCGCCTACCCTCATTCCGGTGTAGAATAGGAATAGCATATAATATTTCACTTTGAGCAACACATTTGAAGATGGAGTATGTTTATAGAATATTTCAAGTTCTTCTTCAGTCAAGACTTCTACAACCTTTGCTGTCCTGCTGATCTTAAACCCGAAGAAAATATCTTCATTGATGTATCCCTTCAATCTTGCTGCTCTTACAAATTTTCTGAATACCACAAATAGAGAATGGATATAGTTGGCAGACAACACTGTTCCTTTGTGCGACTTTTGTTTAAACAACCAGGATTTAAAATCAAGAAGAAAATTGTGGTTCAGTTGGCTACAATAAATTGGATCTTGGAATGCTTTTAGTTTTTTGAATACATCTAACCTTTTTTTATAAGTTGAATCTGCCAATCGTTCACCTTCCTCATAATTTAATTTATAGCAAAATTGCAGAAAATCGACATCAGAAAATTGGTCATACTGCAAATGCCTTATAAGATCCTTTGGTACAAACCTTTCTTTTTTCTTCCATTTGCTTCTATAATATCTTCTAGCTTCCAAGATCCATGTCTGGATGTCTTCGTTGTACTGGTAAGCTTCCAAATGCTTCATTACCCATTCTTTTTTCTCGTTCCATTGAGTAGGTTTCACAAGTATCTTTGTGTCGAAATAAAATGGTTGTCCTTGATAAATAAATCGGATATGTATTTTTCCTAATCCATCGGCTCTAAGTCGTTTAGATCGGTTAAAAACGGCTTTGATGTTGAGCATATTTGTAAGCGATTTGTAAGTATAGTTACGCAATATTGCGCTTTAATACCTAAAATCAATACTCTAAACCCATATATTTGTTGAAGTGTTACGCAGTATTGCGTATGAGGCCGTATCCAGTTGAACTACGCGGCCATACTATAATATGTTAATAATCAATGCTTTATGAAATTAACCACAATTTTTTGTAAGTGATTTGTAATTAATAGTATTCGTCAAAAGCAGAGTTATCTACATCTAGATTGAACTTCATCAAGTTGACTAAAGTATTCCTTCCAACCTTCTTCTTCTCAATGAAACCCGAAGTTATTAAATTTTCAATCTTTCTCCTACTTATACCAGTAACACTACATAAGTACTCTATGCCGACCCATTTGTTAGGGATTATGTGTTGTGTTGTGGTGTTCATTTTGACGCCTATACAAAAGTAGATAAGAAGTCGATTCCCTCTTCCAAATTATCATAGGTGGCATCCGACACTTTTTTCAAAAACTGCAAATATCTGTCTTTGTCGTGTCCTGGCTCTAAAACCAAAATAACAGTTTTGTCCTTCCCTTTTGCGTACCCTGCTTCAACAGCTAATCCAAACCCACTAGGATTTGATTTTTCCATATACACAAAACAAATGTCACATTGTTTTATATAGTTTAAATCCCAAGTGCCATATTCTTGCAATTCAAATTCCCTCTTTACCTCTTTCAGTTTTGGATCATAAAACTCAACATTATCCAATGACCTAATTCTTTCTCTCCAATTAGAACGCATACCTCCGGCTAGATAAACTTTTTGCTTTTTCATATTTTTTAAATAGTTGTTTATTAAATATTTGAGAAGTTATTTCTCTTCTCTTTTCTTGGCTACCGTACCCGCTTTCAGGGTCGGCTAATGATCCATCTTCTAGGACTCTTTGCCACGTCCACCAGTTACTTAATCTACCGTTTACCTCATACTGTCCATTATTTACATATACGTCACATGGGTAGTTTGGATTATCTTCAAATCTCCATCCTGTGTGGTGTACTACTGACCCACTTGCAGGGGCGTGTATTGTTTCGTTTTTCATAGTTTTATTTATTTAAATATAAAAGCATATAACATCGTATGATCAAATCATGCTATCGCACGCTTGATATACAGGCGTTAGCGTTCATAGCCTTTTAAGAACTGTTCTGCATCTTTAAGTCCGAATGAGTACAGTTTATTTTTAGCTTCTTCCTTTAGTACTTTAATAGCTGTTAACTTTTCGCCATTATTGTAGGCATCTATACATATTTTCAAGATATCTTTGTCAACTTCAACCAAAGGCAACGAAACGCTAACACTATATAAATCCAATAGCTTATTAGCTGTTTCACCTATACAGTTTTCACCTGTTTGCATCTTTAGTAATAAATCATTTATTTGTTTTTTCATATCGCTACTAGTTTTATATTTTAACGTTAGTAGTCATACACGTTTTGCCCACGAACCATCCATCCGCACATATGCTCGCAACATAGTTCTGTTTGGTTGTCTATCATTATTTACTGTTCAGCCCAATTTCCACAAACCACAAAAAGCCCATAGCTACATATCCAAGCACTGTAATTATCTTTAGAATCATGATTGGAATTGATTCATCCGACTTTTCCCAATTGTCTTAATCAGCGTATCCCCTCTTCTCACATACATGTAATCTCCTTCGATATATCTTTTTGGTGGATCCAGTTCTATTTTGGACATGTTGAACCTGTTGATTCCAGATTTCAAGTATTCGTAAATTCTTTGTCTTAATTCTATAAGTCCGTAATTGTATAATTCCATACCGGACAATGCACCTTGCGTTATTCCAATTTTATTCGCTAAATCTGTTTGGCTTACCTTTCTATCTTCTCTTAACTTCCTTAATTTATCACCGTATAATTTTTGTGGAATCTTTGCTTCAATTCCTGGTAAGGATGCCAACCATTCAATAATTTTTTTTGAAATCGCAATGTTTCCGTAATAATCCCTTTCCAGAAGAGTAACAGATTCATATGACAAATCAAACTCTTTTGCAATTGCTCTTTTCGTCAATCCCTTTTGTATTCTTAGCTGTTTTATTTTCATCCTATTAGTATTTAATAACAAAATTGAAGTCTGGATATAATGCCTTTGCCAATTTCCATTTTATGCGCCACGCATAAGTCATTGTTGCTTTTGATTTTACCTCCCAATATTCTTGTCTTCCATCTGTGAACTTTACGAAGAAGTCTACAGCGTATCGGCAAATTTCTTTTCCTGCTACTATCATTTTCAATGTCTTTTGTGGTATCCATTCTTTTACTTCTCCTGATAGTTTTAGCATGTCTAGTTGGTATGCGTATTTTGCTTCTAGTTTGCTGTCATAAGACTTTCCCCTGTATGTCTGTCTTACGGCATTGAATTTGTTTTTCTTCGTCTTAGGGCGTATTGTGTGAAGTCCGCAATAATTGTTTTCATTCGACACTTTTATCTTGCATCCGGATTTTTTACATGTGGGTTTTGTCATACTGTTCAATTACTTTGAATATTTCATACGCTACTTGTGGCACAATTGCGTTTCCTAATTGCTTAAGTCTGTCCGACCTTTTTGATATATTTTTTGCAACTCTTGGTATATCTCTTGGTTCGTTTTTGATATATCTGTCCATCCGGGAGGAAACATCATTAGCCACTCCACCCACATCGGGTTCAACTGACCAGATACCGTCATTGTAAGCTCTATTGACTTTCCCTTCGCTATTCTGTTCTTTATACATTGATCTTCTGGATTTCCCCTGTTCCTGTGACCTGAGGACATCGGTGTTGGCAGTAATTTGTTTAGTTCCTCGCTCTTTATTGGTCTTGTTTTCCCGTTCTCGCACACTTTCAGCCCTTGTGTCTGTGGTGTTGGTAGCATCCTCACATATCCAGGAAGATCCATTGACTCCCCCTTGTACGCTCTCCCTTGTGGCCCTTTCCAATCCCTCTTCATTGGCGTGGGTAGAAATCCGCTGTATATCTCCTGCGCTAGGCTGCCACTGTTCCCCTTTACCGGATTCGCTTTTCCGCTCACCACCGTTGCATCGAAAGCCGTTGGAGTTTTTAACATTTCCTCTTTTGTACGCACATATCCAGATCCTGTCTCTTCTATGCCATGCTTGGACGGCACAAGCTGGAATAATAAACGATTCCACTTCGTACCCTTCGCTTTCCAAGTCAGTGTATATTTTTTCAAGTGTGGCGCCATCTTCCATGTTGACGAGGCCAAAAACATTTTCGCCAACGACATAGGTCGGTTTAGACTCTCGTATAATTCTAAGCATTTCCGGCCAGAGATAACGGTCATCATTTTCTCCCTTTCGCTTTCCTGCAAGGCTGAAAGGTTGGCATGGGAACCCTCCTGAAATAATGTCAACTGCTCCTTTGTATTTTGTACCATCTAATTCAAATATGTCTCTGTGATGAATAATATTTGGAAATCGTTTTTCTAAAACAAGATTCGCTTTATCGTCTTTTTCGCAACTGAATACATTTTCCCATCCCATCCATTCTGCTGCCAGATCAAACCCACCTATTCCAGAAAACAATGATCCATGCTTCATCTACTTCTCAAATAATTCCAAAAAATACTGGTGCATCATTTTTAACTTGAAACTCGTATAGCTGAATCCAAGTGATAATTCTCTATCGCTTTTTCGTATGCAGAAATAACCGTATCCTGGACGATGTATGATTTGTAAAAATCCTATGCCTTCCTTCTTCAAGTATTCTTCGATTTTTCTAATTGTACCAGTTGGCACAGCGTAAGTTCTGGTTGTTGTTGTCATGCTTTATCGTTTAATTCTGCTTCGTTTCTTTTCAAGGATTCGCCTTGAGATTCGATTACTTTCATTCTTGCGGAAATGTTTGGATCGTTTTCATTTTTCTTCGTTGGTACGAATTGTTTTGGAAGTTTTTTGGAATCACTGGTTTGAAGTTTTTTTACAAGCTCTTGTGTGCGCTCTTTGAATTCTTCCGGTACTTCAACCTTGATTGGTTCATCCAATTTATTCTTAAGATTCCTATGATAATTTTCTCTTACAACACTCACATCTTTTTCTCGTTCTTCATAGTAATCCTTTGCCCATCCAAACATTACCTGGACATCAATCCGATTGTAGTTTTCAGTCTTAACCGCTTTTTTAAATATTTCTTTGATCTCACAAATTCTTAGATCATCATATTTCTCATAAACCATTTCAGCCCAAATTCGGAATCCTTCAGCACCGATGACATTGTCAACCGCAAACATGCTTCCTATCATTTTCGCTGCTACTCCTGCTAAAAATTTCATGCACTCTTCTTCATCGAGTTTTTTAAGCTTCGGTGATTTGTGTATAAACAATTCGCCATAAGTTTTCGGAAACCTGTGTTCAGGATCCTTGACACTTAAAGCCATTGCCTTTGCACTCCATTCAAATATCGAGTCCGGCAGTAAGTTCTGCGAGTTCTCCACTCGTGGTTCTATTGCCAGTTCTTTTGTGCCTACCTGCTTGTGCATCTTTGACATCATTTAAATTGTGATCAAATTGTTTGTGTCCGAATAAAACCTTCGGAGTTAAAAACTTTCTTTGTTTACTTGGTTGCTTACTTCCGTTCGCATCAATTGTTCTGAGTTCAATGATTCTGATTAAGTCTTCTGGTGTATGCCCTTCATTCAATCGCTGCTTGATGATTTCTACAGATTCAGAATGATTGGTTGGTAAATGTCGATTTGTTATTTCGACATATCGAGTCATTACTTCAGCAATTTCTTCATGTTCCCCTACTCCATCGATTTCAAAATCAAAGTTTTTCGTTTCTGCAAAATCAAAATTTTGTGTTTCCTTTTCCTTTTCCTTTTCCTTTTCTGTATCCTTTTCCTTTTCCTTTTCTGTATCCTTATCCTTATCCTTATCCTTATCCTTATCTTGTAACCCTTTGTTAAGGGTTACGTAAGAGTTACCGAATCTTGTTAAAATAATTTCTAACTGTTTGAATTTCAACAATTTATCAATTACTGACTTTTGAGGCGCAACGGATTCTTTTAATCCTCTAGGATATTGGAATTTTAAAAACGAAGGAATAAACCACTCGCCAGTTTTCAGAAAAATTATTTTATCGTTGAACAGATCCTCAGCTTCTTCTTCTGAATAATTATCACCGATATATGCATTTGCAACAGCAATATTTGGCGACCAAAAACCTGCATTGTCGCATTTGTCGGTGATGTATATCCAAAATAATTTGTGTTTCGCAGGAAGGCGTGAAAACCATACGTCATCCCATTTTTGCGAATCTGTGAATCTTTTTGCCATATATCTATTGAATTTTTATGAAAAACGGTTCAGGTATACCCGTTACCCAAACCGAAACTTTTTAAAAAAACCTTTTTACATTTTTATACTTCTTGTATTCATCAAATACAAAAAATAGAATAGGTAGTATCATTATTATTTTGATCATAAATAGGCTTGATTTTAGTGTAGAAAAATCGGATAGCTCATAACTTTTTACAAGCTATTCCGACCAATCTTTTAGAAATAAAATAGTTTAATATGCCTCTTCATTTTTGGCTCTTGTGAACAAATAAGGATACCTGGATTGCCCTAACAAATAAACTCTATTGAGTATCAAATCCTTCGTTTCTATATTTGCTTCTTCTAGTGTTCTTGTCAAGTCAAGTATACATTCAAAGTATCCGACTTCTTCATCTGAAAACTTTTTCTTAGCCCCTTTACTTATCTCTATTACTTTCGTCATTGTCTTATAGTATTCTGATACAATTATGATTTCTCAGGTCTTAATTTGTTCAGTTGCAGTTTTGAAAAAATGGTGGCCCTACCTAACCAAATAAAGCCCACCATTTCATAAAAGTGAAACGTATTACTAGCAAATTTTTACGATTATATTGATGCTTCCGCTTCATGTTATCAACTACTTTTAGCCGATATTTTTAATTCATATTTGCAGTCATTGTAGCCATTACAGGCTCACATTTTTCCTGCTTGTCTATGTAGTTTTGCATCATGAGTGAAATCTCATATTGCATTTCATTTAGATCGTCGCGATCTTCTTCAGTGTAGGTTCTACCGGATTCCTTTGTCATTGCTTTTTTAAAATCCCTTAGTATTCTTTTCATGTATTATGAGTTTTAGTTATACCGCTGTTTTGTACTGTTGTCCAAACCCTTCAAAAAGGCTTTTTAAGGCGTTGTCTATCGTCTTCTTTTTGAAAGTGTCTGCTTCTATATGAAATAATACTTCGTCGCTTGAAGGCATCCAGTATTCGACCGGAACGCCATCTATAGTTTCGTCTTCTCCTATAAAATTATCATCGGCCCAAAACCCACCTGCACCAATATCATATCCATTGGATTCGGCAAATTCTATTTTGTCTATTTCCTTTTCAAATACAGTGGAACCGTTATTGAAGAATACGCTAATACTATCCTTCCCGTATCCAGTAAATGAAAAATCGGTGTCTGGTGTAAAGAATATTGTTTTCATATTTGCATTAATTATATTAATTTCTTACATTCATTTTAATGCTTGAATCAAAGCATCTTGTGAAATATTAGTGTTAGAATATTGTATTTCCAACTCTAGTTGCACAATCAATCCTGCTCGTAGGATTGAAGCAAGAATTAGAGGGTTTTTAATTCTCCTTGCTTTGGCATTTCTAAATTGTAGCTTATTGACCTTCGCCAATTCAATTATTCTTGCTCCATAGCCCTTCACGTCTGTACTAAGCTTATCCCACTCAATCAAAAATTCATTTTGATTAATTCTTACAATAGACATTATGCTTTCGTATCTTTCGGTGTATGTCATAGTACAAATGTACAATAATAGTTATAATAGTCAAAGAAATTGACCATAAATATTCAAATAATTTGATAAAGGACGGAGAAATATTACGTAAACTACTGATTATCAAAGATATATCGGAAAAAGAAGTTGCAAAAAAATTTGGAATATCGGAGAGGCAAGTATACAGATATTATGATTCTGAGACCATTTCTAGGAGAAATAGAGAGAAGTTCTTAGACCATTTTGGTATTGACTTGACTATTAAAAACGCCATACTATTTAGGCCAATACTTTGTCCTGGACGATAATTAAATAATTATTTTCTGGACACATATATAAATATTTGATTATATCTTAGTGGGGTGAAACGCATTATTAGTGTAATGACTAATAAATGCAATATGGACACTTCAATATTTTTGCCTGAATCAAAAAAGGTATTTGCCGTTTTGGGAAATGCTATGGTAGAAAGAATCGTAGTAGACAATATCGTTTACATAGATTACCTGTTTAACGATTACGGTTGTAGCTGCCGACTCATAGGAGAAAACAATTCATTTTCATTACATACATATTACATCAAGGACGAAACCAATGACAGGTTTATGGAAGTCCTGGAATGGAGCAATACAGAGTGTTCTAGATTGAATGCAATCATTAGCGAAGGAATAAACGAAACAGCGGATGTGTAGTAATGATTTCATATTTCCGGATGACCTGGATCATGTATACAGAAATCTAGGATTTGCGAAGGTGGAAAAATCGCAAAATGGAAACGAAGAAGTTTACACGTATGACTTTCAAGATTTCGGAGTGCTACTTCAGATAAAAGATGACGGTGAATTCTTCCAGTACAAAATTGTAAAAATGCGAAACCGGACATTGGAAAGATTAGAAGATATACATGAATGGTACATGGAAGAAATAAACAATATTGAGTCCAACAAACCAACAACACATACTTTATGAAAGTTGCTATCAAAAAAGCAATACAATCACCAGTAACAATTGTGTTATTGGGAATGGTGTTTTGGTTCTTGTTCTGGTTCGCTGCTATACTATTGTTTCCGGTTATCGAAGGAATCATAATGGTATTGATAAGCTATCCAATAGGGATAATAATGTTTTTAGCTGCTAAGTGGTTATGTGATAATCTAGCAAAAGCGATATAAGAAACGGTACAATATGCCTAAAAACTGTCTTGACGAAAAGGACATGAATTTTGTCCATAACTATTTTGGAAAAAAGGAAACCTATAAGGATAGTTTTCAAAGCTATCTAGGTTCCAACAAAGAACAATTGTTAAGCAAGTGTAAAAATGCGGATCTAGAAAAAATATTCGGATGGTACATAGACAGCAACATAACGGTAATCAGAAAGGATGCATCGCATAAACTATCAAGCCATTTAGTATGGAAAGAAGGAATGCGAGTGGTAAGAAGAAAAAGTAATAAGTCCAAGAATGAAATTATTATGCTTAACATGTATGATAATTACAAAGAAAAATTCGGACAGGAATTACTAGACGTATACGCTGAATACGAAGACACGTATAATGAAGCAGGTGCGTTATATGCCAATCCTTGTGAAAACATATATCGTATGATGTACATGTTCCGATATTTTGAATACATAGAAAGAAAGTATTTTATGTCAAGCATACAAAAAATGATGGCAGGAGAAGTGCGGAGATTAGACACGTTAATCGATGCAAATAGTGCATGGAAAACAAAGCGACTAGAACTAAAGAACAGGCTCAAAGACGATGGGTTTAGAGTAAACTATTCGGGAATCGCAAATCTTGAATTGGTGTGAAAGGAAAAGTAGACAAAAGAATAGGGAACGAATTCTGGAAGCTAAGGAATAGGTGTGGAAGAAAAAAGATATTTGAAAGACCCGAGATGATAATAGAGGCGGCTAATGAATATATTTCTAATTCAAACCCTGTATATACTTTAAGAGAATTTGCAGATAGAAATAACTTTACAAGGAGTACACTTAATTCTATGGTCGGTGAACACAAAGTCGCGGCATTTAGAGTTAAGGATATGTTTTTTGATTTAAACCATAAGGCATATTTGCGAGGAGAAATAAATCGCAACGCTATTGCCAAAACAGCATTCGACAGGGGGATTGAGTTGCCCAAATCTCAAATAAGAGAAGGGTATATTGTTAAAACAAGAAAAACTAGGCCAGTAATAAAACAAGGTGCTGGATTCTGTTACCTCATCAAATTAATGGGCCTCGCAGACAGTATTTATAAAATAGGATTTAGCACAAATCCAAAAAGAAGGCTTAGAGATATATCGGGGGGCCTACCTTTTAATATAAAGGTTATAAAATGCAAACAAGATTTATTCGCTTTTGAGCTAGAGCAATCTTTACATGAAATGTTTGAAAACAAAAGAGTAAAAGGAGAATGGTATAAATTAGACAAATCCGATGTGTTACTTGCAACAGGGCATATGAAATAGAAATTATGGCGGCACCAAAAGGAAACAAATATTGGCAATTAAGAACTAAAGACGGAAGAGATAAGGAATTCGATTCACCAGAAGAGTTATGGAAAAGAGCATGTCAGTACTTTGAATGGATAGACAACAACCCTTTACTCAAGAATGATTTTAAAGGAAAAGATGTAGAAGAAGTAACTTATGAATTACAGCGGCCTTACACCCAAGACGGACTACAAATATTCTTAGATATAACCGACAAAACTTGGGGCAATTATAGCAACGGAAAGAACAAATCCTATAAAGATTTTTTTCGAGTCTCTAAGAGAATTAATAAAATAATCAAGACTCAAAAGTTTGAAGGAGCAACTGCGGGAATATTCAATACAAGCATAATAGCAAGAGATTTAGGTCTAGCAGACAAGAAAGAAGTTACAAAGGTCAAAGTAGGAAAAGACAAAATGGAAGAAGTGTGGGAAGATGATTAAATGGAAAAAGCAAGATTTAGTAAAAAATGGGTAAACCCCGTCTATCATGAAATAGAAAAACATGTAAAAACTGAGAATGTCAGAATAATAATATTGTATGGTGGCAAATCAAGTTCAAAGACATTCAGCATTTCACAGTTTACGGCAAAGGAATCAGCAATACATGGTAAAAGCACATTGGCATATAGAAAGGAAAGCAGCACTATAAAAACAACATTGAAAGAGACATACAAAGCAGCAATTGATTCATTTTACCTTAGTGACTTAATAGAGAACTTACAATTTGAATTTAGAAGTGATGCCGGAGGAATAATTTTAAGAGGATTAGACCAGGAAGAAAAAGTAAAAGGAATAGAGGGTTTTGATTATTTATATTTCAATGAAGGCAATCAATTTACATATAACGAATTCAAACAAGGAAACTTAAGTTTAAGAGGAAAAGAAGGACAGAAGATATTCATAGACTTAAATCCGGTATCAAAGGAAAATTGGGTAAAGAAGGATTTTATAGATAGTTATGAGTGGGATGAAATAGACCATACACTTCCAGGTAAACATTCAAAAGTCTGGAAGTCTGGTGATGGCAAAGTAGTATTGATAAAGACCACTTACTTAGATAATTATTGGACGGTTGGAAGTCCATGTGGTGAATATGGGTTTCTAGACCAAAATCTTATAGATGAATATGAGGCATTAAAACACAAAGATCCATATAGCTATGACGTAAATGTGATTGGAGAATGGGGTTATCCACAAACGGAAATGCCTTTCTTCTCAAACTATGACGATCAGATACATTACACAAGCAATGAATACAAGATAATTGACAACAGGGATTTGTGGTTAAGCTTTGATTTTAACGTTGAGAATTGCACCATGACAGCATATCAATTCTTTTCACATCTAGATGAAGAAGAAGGCATATATCCAGGAGCATATGCATTAAGAGAAGTAATCGCAGCAAAAGGAGGAACAAGGGCATTGTGCAGGGAAATAAACAACAGCGAAATCGGAATAAACACAAATAGAAAGTTCTGGAATATTGTTGGCGATAGTACAGGAGCAGCAGCAAAATCAAGTAGTGATAACATGACGGACTACGATATAATAATGGATGAATTGAAATTGGGAAAAAGCCAGTTCAGCCATGTAGCGAAGAAGAATTCAAATCATGAATACAGTAGGAAAGTATGTAATGAATTTTTGTACACAGTTCCATTTGCAATAGATGAAAGATGCGAAAAATTGCGAAGGGATTTATTGATTGCGGAAACGGACAAGAACGGAAAGTTGTTCAAGGATAGGAGCAAAGGGCATCATATGGACGCTGTAGATACATTTAGATATGTTGTGAATGCAAGGTTTCCAGGAGGGTTTGAAGACATCAAGCATTTTGGGAAGTTATGTGATATGGTAGGATGAAAATTTAATTGAAACCGGATATATATGAAAACAACTTTAGTATTAATAGCATTAGGCGTATATGTCCTACTCGTATTCTCATTTGTAGTCGTAGTAATTAAGAACATATTTAGCAAAACGAATTGAAATGTTTTTTAGGAAAAAGAAAAATCAAACCTCTTCAATCAAGATTCAGAACAAGCAAATAGAACCAATCTTGAGAAGATATATCCGATACATACCGGATAGCAAGAAAAACAAATTCGCAGATGATCTTCATGCCTTGTATTCTGTAGTATTGAACGAAGCAATGGAAACAATTACAAAATTAGCAACGATAACAGCTCAAAATGATGAACTGGAAGTTTTGGAAGAAAAAAAGGATTGATTCAAGCATCATTGATGTTGTCTCAATGCATGGAAACAAGTATTCTGTATTAAATCCTGTTGAAATGCCTTACGTCCGTCAAATGGCTTTATACAGCACCGAATATGAAAGATATTGGGGAATGGAGAAGGAAGACATAATAAAGTTTGACACTGTAATGATTGAACAAACTGGATTCCCTGAAGAGTGGAAAAACAAGGATGAATTAATAGCCCGCCTAACGGAAAAATTGAATGCTGTCAATAAGTTGGCAGAAGTTAGAAAGGCATTGATAGAAGAAGATTTCCAGTATAAGCCATTCATTAAAGCAGCGTGTATTATGATACTGTTGAATGATGAAGATCCGGAACGGATAAACATGGAAATGAATCAAGAAAAATTGGCGATGTGCGAGAAACATGAAGATGTAGAACTTTTTTTTTTGAGAGTTATAAGAGCTTCACACTTAAACATGCAAGGCTTATCAGATACATCCGAGACATGGGATTGGTATCCGAAGGATCATCTCAAGAGCATGGAAAACTTAGTATACCAGAAGATAAAGGAGAATTAATAAACTGGACATTCATAAAACACAAAGACATTGTCGATTACAACATCAATGCACATTTAGATTTAACGGCATTATCGCAATCAAAAGGATGTACAGAAAAGGATTTGTATACTATGAGCGTACAGGAATATTACATGGCGTATGCTGCTTATAGGTTGTACCTAAAAGAACAGAACAAGGAAACCCCGTAATTGGTAACAATCAAGAATAGGTTAAGGGTTAAGATATATTTGGTATTGATAAAATCATATCTAATTTAATATTTCATTTGTGGCCGAGACAGTTGCACGATATAACGCAGTCTTTGAACTATTAACCAATTCCAAACAAGCAGGAAAGGATATAGACAAAGTAAAGAAAAAGGCCAAAGGTCTTAATGCTGCTTTTGAGGTTGCCAAAGGAACCTTTGCAGGTATTGTTGCGGTGCAAGCTGTAGAAAAAGCCGTTAGCGGATTAGGTAGATTGTTAAGTAAAAGTGTTCAACTTGCAACTCAGTTTGAACAAATGGCGGTATCCTACAAAGTGTTCACCGGATCGGTTGCGGAATCAAAAAAGGTTTTAAAAGAGATAGAAAAATTCAGTTCTGTTACACCATTCCAACAATCAGAATTACAAGAAGTAGGTAAACAGTTATTATCGTTCGGAACTAATGTAAAGGATCTATTACCTGATTTAAAGGCATTGGGTGGAGTATCAGCAGCAACAGGAAAAGACTTAGGAAGAATAGGTTTAATATTTGGTCAAGTCCAGGCGAAAGGAAAGTTGATGGGCGAAGAATTGCTTCAATTTAGAGAAGCAGGGATTCCAGTTGGTGATATATTGGCTACAATCGGCAAAAACGCAGGTGACGCAAATATTAGTTTTGATGACTTAAGAAAAGGGTTTAGAAAGATAACAGGAGAAGGAGGAAAGTTTGAAGACGCAATAGCGGATCAGGCTAAAACTTTAGGTGGTCTAAAAAGTACAATTGATGATTTAGTGAATAATTCACTGAGAAATTTAGGTAGGGTGTTCCTTCCTGTATTAAAAGAAGTGAGCAAGACAATTATCAAACTATTGACCCCTGTAAACGATAAGCTTTCAGAATTATCGGAAACAGACTTTGGAATAAAATTAGCAGCGGAGTTCAAAGCAACTGAAGCGGTTATTTCCGCATGGTCTAATAATATTGGAATAAGAATATCGAATGTAAAACTTGGTCTTGGAGGTTTAGCCCAAGCAATCAAATTAGCTGTAACAGGAAATGCAAGATTAATATCGGCCTTAGATGCACCTATTGAGAAAGCACAGGAAAAATTAAGAGAAGGTCTAGTCGATGTTGATGAAATATACAAAGGAGCATTTGAGAAGGCTTTTGAAGAATTGAAAGATAGCATTGATAGCGGGGAAGCCGGAACGGTGATAGACGATGTAATAACATCAATAAAAAGCAAATTCAAAGCACAAAAACTGGTAGATGTAGAAGATTGGACAAACATATTGGGTCTTGATGTATCAGGACAAAGTGAAGTTTCTGACGATGTAGCAGAAGCTATGTTTTCATGGATCAAAAAAGGTGCTGAACTGATCCAGGAAAGCAAACCTTCAGATTTCTTTGAAGGGGATTTGGTAGATGTAGACGAATGGACAAATGCATTTAGTATAAGCAAGCCTTCCGACAAACCGGATGAACCGTCATTTTTTGAAAAACTATTTGATCTTGAAGGCGATGAAGGCGAAAAGTTTGAAAAGCTTTTGCAGGATGGATTGAATTCATTAAAAACATTTGCAGCGGAGCGTGCAAGAATGTATGACGATGATATAACCCAACAAAAAACAAGAGTAGACAAAGCAAATAAAATTGCTGAAGACGGAAATGTAAAGCAATTAGAAATAGAAGAAGCAAGATTAGAAGAACTACAAAGTAAAAGAGAAAAAGCGGTACAACAACAACGTGCATTGGCAGCAATAGAATTGTCAATAAATAACGCTTTGGCAGCATCAAAAACGGCAGTAGGTATTGCAGATGCAATTAAGGCAGGTTTTCCGGCTGCTTTGTTAGCGGTTCCATTAATGATCGGATTAATTAGTCAAGTAGGTGGATCCATCTTAGCAATAAACAACGCCTTTAGTGCTGTTCCAGGATTCGCAGAAGGTACAGATTATGTGCATGGGCCTGGAACGGGAAAATCTGATTCTATTATAGCGAGACTTTCAAAAGGTGAAAGGGTTGTGGATTCTGAAACGAATTCTAAAATGGCAGGAGTGTCAAATTCCATGTTACCTGAAGCGGTGGATCTGTACAAGAATGCACCAAGAATAAAGAAGGATATTATCATAGAAATGAACAGGTATAGAAGGGATGATTTGCAAGAAATGAGAAGCATGAATACAAAATTAGAATTGCTTGTCGATGCCTTTGAAAATTCCAAAACCAATGTAAGATTCGACAAAGAAGGGTTTGCATATAGTCAAATAAGACTGAAGGAAAAAATGCTTAAAAGGAAAAGATATATCGCATAAATGAACAGGCTTTATATTGACGGAATAGAAGTAACTGGTGACGCAATAGGATTGAAGAAATTCACTATTGAGGTTTCCAAGAATTCAACGGATAGCACAGTTCAAAAAACATTGTCTTCCGAAGTCACATTGAAAGGCGATAGTGCAAAGTGGATTGAAAGCAGATACTTTACAGATTGCAATGCATTCACCGTTGAAGTTCCTGCAAGATTTTATTCAGAAAGTTGTGGCGGTTTTGGTGTTGATTTGGTATTGACGATTTCGGGAATGAAGACAATGCCTTGTGAATGTTTGGTTTCGTTTCCTTTGAAATCAATAACGGATGCTAATAAAGCGTATAACAGATTAAGCAAGGAATACTTTTGGGAAAATGGATATGTTGATGGTGCTGTATTGCCGAAGGTTCCATTTTGTATTCAGCCAAGTATGCTTCAATATTTGGTACTGTTGATTAGACAAGCTCTTGCAATTGCTTTTGCTCCTTCCGGTTTCATCTTTAAAGTAATCGACACAATAGTAAATGCTGTTATCGATGCTGTTGACGCTATAACACCAGGAGACATTGGAAATGTAGACCTTGATGTAATTGACAATGTATTTGCATTGATAGACAACTTCATAACAGGTGCAGGAAACTATGCGCCAACGATAATAATTAGGGATGCAATATCTTATCAATGTGGTGTCAACGATTTGAATTTTTCCAGTACAATTTTGAATGATTCATCTTCCGATTATTATGAAATGGTAATGTTTAGTTTAGAGGGTGGAAGAAAAGGTGGATTCAATGATAAATCGGCTGCAACCGCAAAAGATGTATTTGAACACAACGCACCATTATTGACAACAATAGGATTATTGGAAAGCCTTAAAATGATTTTCAATGCGGAATATCGGATCATTGGAAAGACATTGTTTTTTGAAGAAATTGAATGGTTTCAGGATCCTAATAACTTAATTCAAATATTAGATGCTGTAGACTATTGTAAAAACAATCTAATTAGTGCGACATATTCTTACAATTCAAGCAGAGCATGTGCATACGGTGATTTTCAATTCAGCCAAGATTCGCAAGACGGAGAAGGCAATAAAGCATTAAGGACGCTATACAAAGACAAAGTAGAATTCAATGACCCGCCAAGCGATGCACAGAAAGGTGTTTGTAGTGTGATAGCCGAATCTTATGCTGCTTCAAGATTCATGTTTGACCAAGAAAGCTATGAAAAGAAAGGATTCTTTGATTGGGAAAATTTGATCGATGAATTCAGGGATGGTTCGCAAGGGTTCTTTGGTTTTCTATTTGGCAATGATGGGTATATCAGAACGAATGATTTGATTGTAACAAGAGATATGACCGAAAAATACAAGTTGCTGATCTTAGAAAACAACTATGATCCGGAAGAAGCATTGGTGATAAGAAAGCCTATTCCTGATGCGGTGGATGAAGGGAAAAGCAAGTATCACTATTACAACTATCCTTTGTACATGAAAGAAGATTTACCTGAAGTATTAGGTGAAAACGAATTGATAAATAACTTCCTTCATAAGCTTAACCCAAGAACAAGAAAGGACACTTTAGAAATGGAAGGTTTTGATATTCCATGTGATTGCGATGTCATACAAAATGTACTGGAAAATGGAGATAATGGATATATCAATGTTCATGGAGAAGGCAGAATTGGGATACCAGAAAGATATGAAATCACCTTTGATGATAGCGGTGCAAAGATTAAGTTTTCAGATATAATTGTGGTATGTGTTTAATAAATTAAATAACAATGTCCAAGATTAAATTATTAGTAGCAAACAACGCTAATAGAGAAATATTAAAATTGGGTAACAATCACTTGATGTTTCATGATGGATACATAGAATTGGTTTGGAACTTTAAAATGATAAGGAAAGAAACAGGAGAAGAAGAAATGTATTATGAAAAAACAGGAATACCAAAAAACAACAATTTTATGCTTAGCATCTTCAGATTGGAAGACGCAGAAGAAGAAGCAAAATTTGCTGTTTATATCAATGGTATTCAATTGGACTTTGCATCGTTTGATGAAGCTAATGATTGTTGGTTAAGGATAATGGAATGGAAAGCATCATGATTTTATGTATATGCGGAGGTTTTGAATTTGTTTGGTTGCTGATATTTGGAGTGGTCAAATTGATAATGGATTACAAAAACAATGATTTATGATAAAGCAAATTTCATTCTTATTGGACAAGTTTGAGGAATCAGATAAAAGGCAAAAAGAAAAAATCCAGGTGTTACAAAAATCTTTAGAATTAATAAAAGGGCTTCATCAACTTGGTTGTGAGCATATAACCGAATTAGAAGACAGAGTCGAAAAGCTAGAAAAGCGAATCAAAAAATGCAAAAAAAAGTTCAATAAAAAGTTTGATTCAGAATACGATTGGTATTGATGCAAATGGTAACAATTCAATAACAATAACCAACAACATTAAATTTGTATCGTGCTAATATCCACTTCAATAAAGCGTCCAATACAAACTTCGTTAGGCAAATACGAAACAATAGTAAGTAGCTTTACAAGTACTTCCGATACGCCATTAACAGGAAAACTTTTAAGGGTTCTTCCTGCTTTGTATTTATCAGATCCAACATTAGACCCTCAACCAAATAGCAAATCATTTCAAGTAATATACCCTGCAAGTGGTTCTGTAGAACTTACAACGGTTGCAGATATAAGAAGCAAAAACTACAAAGTATCACTAGAGGTGATCGATGCATATTCATTCAAATTGACTTATAGCTTTTTTGTAAGCAGGTCGGCAGAAGGTTATGTATTAGATAATTTGCAAGACAACAGAACACTATTTGATTCTTCGGCATTCGATTCTAATGTAGTATTGCACGTTGATATAAATAACACAACCGCGAAATATGTTGCACCAATACAAGTAAATGCATGTGGTCTTAAAACAGATTTCGGAGTAACAGGATACACACCAGGAACCGACCTTGAGTTTGAGATAAGTTATTTGCTAAAAGAGGTAAACAACAATTTCTATTTCGGATTTTATAGAGAAGATATAATTGGAAACAATTCAAACTTTGTCAAGGATTCGGGCCTTAATTATGCATTGATAGATTCGGGTGTAAATCAAGTGGATTCATTACCGTATGCATCTATAACGGATGGATCAGGTTTTGTAAGCGGTGTTGGAAAAATAACAATAGACGGTGCTACCCTATTATCGGGCGCAACATATAAAGCCTATGTAGTCTATCAATACAACGGAAGTTGGTTTACATGTATATCAGGATCCATTACACAATCGGGCGCAACTATTCCTATCACATTAGGAAATCTATCTTCATTAATAACCGATGAACTTGGAGGAACAACAACGTTGGAATGCATAGAAGGAATTTCAAGCTGTGCAAATATCAATGCATGTGTTACACTGGATAAAGTTAGTTATGGAACCAATCTAACAGCAAACGGAATTACAGGCGTTTTTAGCGATTATTTTGTAAAAGGCACAGTTACGGTCAATGGAACAACAAACGCTGTAGGTGGAACCGCTATATCGTCCGTAACAACAGATAATGCGAATGATGTAGAACTTTGCGTGGATTATATGCCAACGGAAGGTTTTATAGGTCAAAAATATCTAGTATTCAAGTTTGAATTTGATTATGGAAGTCATAAGGATGAAATAATACAGATTATAGAACTTAGATACAATGTAGTTGAAACGGTGAATGTATTAGATGACGTAATATGTTCTGAAACGGCAGGAAGTCAAATATTTACAGTAACAACCGGAAGCGGATGTTTAGACAAGACAAGCGTGAACGGTTCGCCATTTGTCACAAGCAATATAGTAACCGCAAATTCTGGAAGTAGCCTAACAATAGATTCAGATTTGTTGTCTGTGAACGATGAATTAACGGTTAAATCTATATGTGATGGAACGACCGGAACCGATGCAATAGACGATACATGTTCGGATAGGGCCATTGTGAATATCGTACAAAGAACAACGGTATTAAACGATGCATATAGCGTTGAACTTTTGGTATCTGGTAGCTATGACAGCATTGTAATTCTTGCATCAGGACTAATCGGCAATAATACATTAATCGGATCGGGTGTATTGATTTCAGGAAGTACAGGATTTGGAAGTTTGCCTTCCTACCCTATTTCATACACTGTAACTGTAACTGTCAATGGAAACTCCGAAAGTTATTCTTTCTCAATGGCACAAGGAAATGAAGTTGCAAATGGAATATATGAAACTGTAAACAATACAACAACAGATATAAATTGTGTTGCTGATACCTTGTGCAGCGAGAATGTGGCAGGGTTTGAAATAACTTGTGACGAAGCAACTCAAACGATAACGATAGTACAAACACAAAGCTTCTCAAGTGTAGTGGAAAATGACACAAGCAGTATGACAACTGATGGTGTAACGTTTGCAGCAATTCCGGCTAGTGTGGTGGGTGAAGAGAAAGTATTCTTACAAAGGGATGTAACATTTGCTGATGGGTGTGACCCAATAAGCATTCAACAAACGGTCACATGTCTTGCAGAAGTAGAATGTACCAATACAAGAGATATTACAATAGCTTATGATTCTGGTAATACAGAGCTGGATATTACATTCGCGGATACTATTAGCAGCACAAAATCAGAAGACATACTGAGGGTAAGTATAGATGGCGGTTTGACATTCCAGGAATATGATTTAATTGCTTCCTCATATACATCTATTGCTATTGATGGCAACGAAACCGTTGTTGTTGAAAATACTGTAAAATTCGCAGATGGATGTGCGGATCTTGTATTTACGGAAACCGTAAACTTGGCAGAATCTTTTGTTGATTGTGATTATTCTACATATACAGCAACAATGGATGCATATGACGCAGACAATGAAGAGTTTGCAGTATCATTTACGGGGGATGAAACGGCATTAATAGTAAATGAAAAGTACTTCACATTGGACGGTAGCAATCCATTTGATGAAGAAGGAAATATCAAGGGAATACCATATGAGGGCGTAGTAAATGCGGTTGGTCAATTTATTATTGGGTGGCGTGTACAAAAAGAAAATTGTAATCCTGAAATCATTTATGCTTATCAGTATGTGTCAGGATTAAGTTTCAAGAATGTAGCAGGTGCGTAATGTCAAAAAGAACATCAATAAAGATCAATATCATGGTTCCAATTACCCTATTGATTTTCGTGGTGTTAATGGTATTGATAAAAGAAATAATAGATATAAAGCAAAATCAAGACATCATTGCTTATTTGCTTGACGACCTTAACAAGACAGATAGTGTATATATAAAATTAATCAGAATGAATCATGACTTGATCATGATTAAACAATAAAAATGAAAACAACCAAATTGACGCTCTTGTGCGTACTAATTAATATTGGCGCGTATGGGCAATTAGAAATGGATACGGTGAAAACAATGCTAATGTATAGCGACACGCAACGTCCATTTTATATCAAAAAAGATTTCAGTGTAAGTGGTTCTAAAAAAGACACCACTTTTCTTCAACCGGATCTATATGCAAAATGGATATATGGCTTACAGATATTAGAACTTATAGGCGAATCAAATTGCCATTGGGTTCATAAAAAATACTTGAACAAAGATGGAAGCGAATTATCGGAAACGATAACGGTGTGGCAAACCAAGAGAATAGAATAATTTCTACCAAATGCAAAGGACAACAACATTTTACCCAAAATTAGCAGCAATAACCCTTGTATTATTGGTTTTAAGTTGCAATAAACGGTCATATACGATACTTAACGATCCAAGTGACGTTGACTTTGTTCTTCCAATAGAAAAGCCTATAGGCAAAGATTATGTGCGTACCGAATTCCCCAATGATATAAACGCAAAGTTTACATATTGCCTTTTTGATTGGTTGATATTTAGGGGTCAAGGTGGTGGTCGATGGTATCTTGAATCAGGGCCGGAAAATAATAATGTAGCGCAACAATTGTTAGACGATAATCCATGCATTGCATTCGATCAGGAACCAAAAGGAATTTACACTTTTGAATATAGGATTTGTTGTCTTTGGGGAACAAAGGTGTTTTGCTTTAATGTATTTCCAAAGTTTTACAACATGGATCTTGGGGATATTCAGATTCCGGATACTATTCAAACGTGTACATCGGAAGGAACCTTTGTAATAATGGATAGATTTGATTTTTACCGACTTGGTGTTGATGCCAGTTATAGTTTTGATACGGTAACGGCAGGATACACAAACACAGGTGATGTTACAACGGATACCTATAACCCTGTAACCGATGGAAATGGATACTACAATTATACTTTTACGTGCAGTCCGGTTTTCCCTTCTGGTTATGTTCCTGATACTGCAAGAGTTGTTGATGTGTACTACAGTTTTGTGATTGATAACAATGCAACATGTCCAGAAATTTGCGATAGTGGAAGCGATGAAGATGGCGATGGAGATATAGATTGCGCTGATTCGGATTGTGATCCATTTGTGCAAATTTCGGGTAACAATCAAATTTGTGTAGGCGATACAACTATCTTGACATCGACAACAGCGGTTTCCTATTCATGGTCAACAGGCGGAACAGCGGATACAATAGAAGTAATACCAAGTGTAGGAAGTAATAACTATGTAATAACAATTACCGATGCAAACGGATGCACGAACACTACAAGTTATGCGGTTCAAGTGGACACAATACCGATAGTAAACGCAGGTGATACATTACAGGCAAATTGCTATGATGATACTTTAACAATGTCGGTAACTGGTGCAGAATTATATGAATGGAATCCAGGTGATACATTGGTTGGAAAGTTTAGCGATTCGCCAATAATTTATTATCAAGGGTTGGTAGAATTGATTGTGAAGGGTACAGATGGAAATGGATGTGTTGGATATGATACTGTTACTGTGTTTCCTAATGATCCGATAATACTAGGAATAACATGTGAATAAAAATTAAAAATAACATTATGAAAAAAAGCGATTTAATTAAAGTAGGGTTCAAGAAAACTTTAAGATCCGATGGCGCAAATGTTCTTAGTTTTAAACTTAGTGGAAATGCCTTTTTTGAAACTTGGGGAAATCTAGAAAATGGCGAAGTTACGGGGTTGTCACATGTGGTTGGTGGAAAGTATCGTGATTCCATAAATATTGCATAGATGGGAATGGTATGGAGCATATTATTATTCGCCATTTTAATTGGCCTTTGTATTTGCTCCACTGCAACAATCTTCATAGATCAAAGATGATAAGGAAAACAATTATCCTATTACTATTTCCTATTCTATCCTATAGCCAGGATTGCACACATTGTGAAAACGATACAACCACAATGAATTCAAATGCACCTACCGCTGTAAGTTATTATTGGGATTGTAGTAATAATCGGCAAAGTGTAATTAAGAACTTTAAATTTATCATTGATACATTTGGAACGGTAGTATGCACATTAACCGTTACGGATGAATTCGGATGTACGAATTCGGATATATTGACACATTATGCAATAGAACTAGACACATTTAATACATCATGTACGCTGTTTGTTGATTTAGATTCTGATACAATACACGATCCAGTTGACAATTGCGAAGGTGTAGCAAATACCGACCAATTAGATTTTGACGGAGATGGTGAAGGCGATGCATGTGATACGGATATAGACGGTGATGGATATTTGAATGGTGTGGATTGTGATGACTATGATCCGTTAGTTTGGACGGGATGTTAAGGCACTAATAAAAATAAAAATACCTATGAAAAACCTTGTTGTTTTATTCGTTCTTATGCTTACTTCAATGTTTGCAATAGGACAAAATCTTTCTTCTAATTCTATCACTTTAGTTGACGCAGGTGGTGGAAATTTCTACATGTTGGATTCAGTAACTTATAGCAATGGATTGATCATAATCAACAGGACAGCAAACCAGGACAGTGCAGCAATGGTGGTAAGTGTAAATGCTGATTCTTTAAGTTCTTTAACATCCTACAATGTGTCAAATAGAGCTTATAGTTCTGATACGACAAAAATCAACACTGTAAACGCCAATTTAGCAGCATTAGTAACGAAGAAGGCAACGGATAGTTTGGCAGCAGGATATTGGAATACAAGGATTGCTCAATTGTCTATTGTCTTGGATTCATTGGCGGCAAATTAAAAGTATAAATTATGTTTTCAGGAGTATTAAAGCGATTTTTTACAAGAAGAAGAAACAGGACAAGTGCGAATATTGTTCCGTTACATTATCATTAGAAATTGGTAATAATCAAGAACGATTGAATCTTCTTTTCATATTTGAATAGAATTCATTTTTTAATTAGCTAATTACAAATTACTTCTATGAGATTTTTATTATTTCTTTCATTATTGCTTTTCACTGTAGCAGCAATAGGCCAAACCAGAGTTGGACAAAGTTCATTCAATGAGGATGAAGGCTACATGGAATTGTTTACAAAAGACACGCTTACGAATACTGAAACGTTGACCTTTTTAGCAGATGCTTATTGTAAAGAACCTTGTCTTGTAAATTATGGTGCTGAAATTGATACTTTAACTGGAACCGCAACAATTACCTACATAATTGAGGAAGGTTTAGGATCAGGTACAATTGCTGAAGCTGATTGGATTCAAGTCGCTTCAGGATCAATAACCGCTAACGATTCAACTTGGACAGTAGGTAGAACTATGAACTTTGGATGGAGAAGTAGATTAAAAGTATCGCAAACAGGAACAGCGACCACAAGTGTAAAAATGGGTGCCTCATTAAAGGCGATAAAATAAAGTTTTGCATTTCTAAACGGTTTTGGTTAGTAATAAGAAGGGGGTTAGGGTAATCTCCTTCTTTTTTTATTTACAAACAACTATCATGACAAGGATTTATCAAACACTATTACTTACACTTCTTTTTACGCTCAATTTAGCTTCTCAGGCCGAATATTATAGTCGTAGCCAAACGATTAGGGTAGATTACAACGAAGTACAAGCAAGGTCAATAAACGAGGACGTAAGCGCAAATATAAACGGCACCGATGTAAAGATTACAACGGACTTCATAGTAAGTTGGAAGTGCAACGAAGAACAGCAAAAGAAAATCCTATCCAAATATATCTGTACAGTAACCAAAGAAGCATCCTATTATACCGTTATCAATTTCTTTGATGTAGGATCCGGCTTTGAATTCCTTAAAGAAGCACATGACAAGGATCTAATTGATTGGGGGCAACCTGATATAATTGCACCGATAAGGTTTGAAACAGATCCTTATTTTGACACTCAACATCAAATTTATGATTCTACAATTTATCCATTTAGTGTCAATATGGATACGGTTTGGAATATTACAAAAGGCGCAGGTGTAAAGGTTGCAATAATAGACAATGGATTAGAAGATCATGACGATTTAGGAACGATTGATACTACATACAATCCTTTTACTGGTGGTACTGGTGAACCATTGGGGCCGGATACTATAGGAGGCAGTATTTATGCAAGTAGTCATGGATTATCGGTTGCAGGAATCGTGAACATGCAACATAACGGTATAGGTGGAAGAGGTATAGCTCCTGAAGCTTCATTGATAGGTGTGAATATATTTTCAGACGGTATAAGTTCGGCACAAATCGCAACGGGAATTGATTTCGCTGTGAATCAAGGTGCAGATGTCTTGGTTAATAGTTGGGGATATATTGGCAGTGGTGGTGGAAATCAATGTAGCGTGAACTTTCCATTGATAGAAGCAGCAATAGACAATGCAAGCACAAACGGCAGAAACGGCAAAGGATCTGTTGTTGTTTTTGCTTCTGGTAATTGGTCAAAAACTGGAACATTAGGAGGAACGGATGAGTGCGTAACACAACCAGGAAGTGTTGAAAATGCTTTAGCGGTTGGAGCAATAAATTATCAAACCGGAAAAAGAACTTCATACTCAAGTTATGGGATTGCTTTAGATGTTATGGCACCATCGAATGATCAAATATTAAATGACAGGGGAAAAGTAACAGATAATATTGGTGGTGTTTTCACTTGTAGCGATGCACCGAATTCTTACATAACAGGCTTTGGTGGTACTTCTGCTGCTTGTCCTGTAGTCGGTGGATTGGCAGCATTACTTATAGCAGCGGATACTATGCTAACGGGCGCAAGGGTAAAAGATATAATTCGTGCAAGTGCAAGAGACTTAGGAAAGATTGGATTTGATACAGAAACGGGTTATGGATTAGTTGATTTTGAAATAGCGTTTGAAAACCTTGATAATCAATTGACATTATTGGAATTATGCATTGACACAACGGACGCTGATAATGACGGAATATGTGCAACATTGGATTGTGATGATTCAGATTTGAATGCACCCTACCCTTGTGGAAGTGCTTGTGACGATGGAGATTCAACAACTTATAATGATGTTTATTTAATGGATGGATGTACATGTTTAGGCATAGCTTGTGCGGAAATTTGCGAAACAACATCAGAGAAATTATTTCTTACTTCAGATTGTGCAGATACATTGTCATGGTCGGTAAGTGATGGGTCGTTCAATCTAATTGGAAGCACAGCAACTTGGACGCCTCCTGGAAGTCCTGATGAAAACTATATCATAACCTCAACATGCAAGGATAGTTGCTATTCGACCAATGAAAATGAAGTAATAATAATACTAACAATAGATACGGGTGGTACTATAATTTCAGATCAAATAATTTGTACAAGTGGAGATCCGGATCAAATTTCGGGAATATACTTGGATGAAAACAATGTTAATTATCAGTGGCAATCCAGTATTGTAGATTCTTTTTCGGGATACTCAGATATTGGTGGCGCAACATCAGGAAGTTATGACCCTACAACAATAAGTCAAACGACATGGTATAGAAGAATGGCGCACAATGCTTGTTTGGATACATCATATTCTAATGTCATTGAAATATTGGTAGCAAGTCCACCTACGGCATTGATTTCAGGAAATACATCTAGTTGCACAACTGATAGCACAACACTAACTGCAAGTGGTGGAACAGAATATTTATGGTCAACAGCAGAAACAACGGCAGCGGTGAATGTATTGCCAGGAACTTACACGGTGACCGTAACAGACGCAAATGGTTGTACGGCAACAGATGACCACACAATAACCGATTCAGGGCCATGTTGTACAAATGTAACTGTAGCAGGCACATTATCTGGAAATCAGGCGATATGTGGCGGTTATGACCCTACAACAATAACTGGAACTGTAGCAAGTGGCGGCGTAGGCGGTTCGATAGAATATAGATGGTATACAAATGGAGGTCTTAATGGGGGAACGGGTCAAAATTACGATCCACCAAACATAAGCTCTACAACAACTTATTATAGAGAAGCAAGAAGGGATTGTCAAGCAAGTTGGATTAGCAGCAACACAATTACCAAAACGGTTTATGGATTTCCTACAGCAAACGCAGGAGGCGATCAAACTGTAGGTTGTGCAAGTTATAGTGCCAATCTTTCTGCAAGTGGTGGTGTATCATACCTTTGGAATAATGGTGGCACATTAAGTTCTACGACAATTTCAAATCCTGTTGCAACTCCAAGTGTAACAACAGATTATACCGTTACGGTTACAGACGGAAATGGATGTACGGATACTGATGTAGTAAGGGTTAATGTCAGAACAAATACTTCTGCAAATGCCGGAGCTGATACCGATCATTGTACAGGTGGAAGTTCCAATTTAAGTGCAAGTGGTGGCGTAACTTATGCATGGTCGCCATCAACAGGACTAAGCGCAACAAACATTTCAAATCCTGTTGCAAGCCATACAAGCACTTTGGTTTATACGGTTACGGTAACGGATGCAAATAGTTGTACAGATACCGATCAAATAACGGTAACGGTAAATTCAGCAACCGCAAATGCTGGATCAGATGACGAAGTTTGTACAGATGAATTAGTTCAGTTAAATGGTAGTGGTGGCGTAACTTATGCATGGGAATCTAACAACGGGCAACCAGACCCTGCAAGTGTCGCAGGGCCATATGTGGGGCCAAATGTAACAACCACATACACATTAACCGTTACCGATGCGAATGGTTGTACAGACACGGATCAGGTAACAATAACGGCAAATCCAATTCCAACGCCTACGATAGACGACACAAGTATTTGTGATGATGACGATGTTGGTTGGTCATGGACAGCTACAACAGGCAATTATGATGTAACAACAAAAATAGGTGCCGGAACTCCTGTAAATCATCCTTCACAAGCAGGAACAACAATAGATATTGCTGAACTTGGAACATTTACTTATAGAATTACTGTAACCGATGCAAATGGATGTGATGATACTGAAAGTGACGCTGTAACGGTCACCAATCCTTTACTTATAGTCACCGAAACAACAGCACCACCGACTTTTAATGATTTGGGTAGCGCGTGGTCATTTACTTGGGATGCAACGACAATGAATAGGAATGCATGTTGTCTTGATGTTATTGATTTCTCATTTGAGACATTTAGAAAAGGTGTTTCTGTGGACACACATTCTGGAACCACAACATCAGGATCTTATCAAGCATTTGAAAGTATTGCTTGCGCTACGTCATCCCCTGTTGCTGGTGATGAATTAAGAGTTACAGGAACGATTAGCAGTGATTGTGAAGCCACAGTGTATAGCTATGACATAACATATACTATGACTTCGGGCGATGTTACAACCTGTGGATGTCCTTAGAACATTACTGTAGACAACATCGATGAAAATCATAATATTTATTGTTGTGTGTTCGTGGGGTCTTAAATCTCAGGAATGTCTATATCTTATTCCTCAAGGAATGGAAATTGGTAACAACAAAATATTATCAAAAGGTGCAAGTTCGCTAGAAGACAAGTGCATAGAAATATACATTGAAACTGACTTGTTTACATACAATAACATAGGGTCTGTTATCGCAACAGAAACATGGATAAGAGATTGGTTTTCAGGCGTAAAAGAATTGTATGCGAATGAAAGTATAGAAATAAGAATAAGCGATATACATGTAAAAACACAACCATCTTGGTCTGATAATTTAGTGGACATTGTTGAGATACTAAATAAATTTGGGGAAGTAACACAAAACAATTATAGCGGTAGACTTGCACACTTTATTACACAAAGAAATTTGGGTGGTGGTGTTGCATGGTTAGGTACTTATGATTGGGATTACGCTACAAGTAACGGGCAACATTTTGGCCCATATGCGGTTTCTGGAAATATGACTTTATCGTTTTCTGAATTTCCTAATTATTCATGGAATGTAAATGTATTTGCTCATGAAATGGGTCATAATTTGGGATCAAGCCACACTTTTGAATGCGTATGGAATGGAGGCGATAGAATAGATGATTGTTTTATTAATAATCAATGCAATTTGATACAACCTATAGAATACAGCACGATAATGAGTTATTGTCATTTAACAGCACATGGGATAGATTTTAATTTAGGATTTGGCACACTTCCAGGTGGGCTAATAAGATCAAATGTAGCTTTATCGCAAAGGTTGTATTGCGAATGTGAAGCAGTTGTAATCGACGCTCCTGTTTCTGGTGATATTAAAGGATATACTTTTGAACTTAAGCCAGGTGCAGAACTGTTGCCAAATACTAATTTGATATTGTGTGATACAATATGATTTAAATAAACTAATGAAACATGATTGATAAGTTTTTAAATATTACCGGAAGTCATGCTTGGACGGGCTTAATGTTTTTATCATGTATTGGTTTGTGTGTGTTGCTTATGTTCTATCCAGAACGAATCGGAAATGATATACTCTTTATTTTGGGATGTCTATTTTTTGTAGAAAGTTTAGTTCATTTGACAGAGTTGATTAGAAGGTATGTAGAATATAAATGCAAAAGATTGAATGCATAAAAAAGGCGCATGGAGTGGAGTCCAACGCGCCTTTGATAATCTTAAATCTGTTGCGATTTATGAGACAAAAGTACAAAGAATAATTGATACAAACAAGTAACAATTACATGTACATACCCTAAAACAATATATTCGCACTAGATGGTAAATCAGCAAATATTCAGAGCAACAGATTGCTTTAATTTTGACCACAATGTTTACGTCACAAAATTTCAACCAAAAGTAATTTGCTTTCCTCAAGTGAATCGTGGACTTCTGGTAGATTGTGACGAAGAATGGAATTGTAATCTTCCAATTACAGGAGATCAAAGATATTTCAATCCAATTCCGGCAGATGGGAAAATAATGCTTCAAACCAATTTCTTTGACGATGTAAGTGCAGATAGAACAAATCCGTCAAGCGGTTGGGGAACGTGGGTACATGCCGAAATAAAAGATACTGATGGAACGGTAGTTGAAACTAACTTGGCAAATATAGCAAGTCAATATGTAGTGGGGTGGACAGGAAAAGAATCTTATCAAACAATAGAACTTGACGCATCAATAATTGTTGAAGATTGCTTTAGTGTAAGACTTTACACAAGTGACGGTCAGGAATCTTGCACGCAACATTTCAAGAAATCGGAGTGCGAAACATTGGTAACTTTGGAAGGCGTACACACCAAGAACGATTGTTGGTCAAATTGGTATGCTGTAGGTGAAGGATTTTCGGGAACTTCCAATTTTGTATACAGCAATAAAATCTATATTGAAGCCGATGTAAAATACTATGGAAGCGAAGTAGATGTAACGGATGAATCCGATATAGTAACAAGGTCGGAAGTGAATGAATACTATAGAGTTTTTCCTAGAAGATCGATACCACCCTATCTTATGAAGTACATAGTCAATAAGATAATGAATGCAAATAGCATTCTTGTAAATGATGATTCCTATGTAAATTCTGGAATAAGCAGAACATCGCCAAGTGAGAAAACAAGTATGTTTTTACCTGTATTAGAATTCAGATTACCATACTGCGACATCAAAAACAGTTGTGCATAATTGGTAATAATTCAAAACAAATAAGTTGATGTTATAATTTTGTAAAATATGGATGAAAAAGTATATGTAACCCATAATGGAGGAAAAACAATATTGTCTTATCCGTTAAGTGTTTGGGAGAAAAGAAAAGATGTACTAGAAAAGAGAAGCTTTGTGCTTGCGACATCCGCACAGTTGAAAATGCATGGATACGAAGTTGAAGAGGTAAAGGAAAAAAAGAAGAAACCAAAAAGAAAAAAAGAAGTTGAAGTTGAAATTCCAGTGGAAGAACCAACAGCAACAAACGATATAGAATAAGTAGAAAATAAAATGATTTAGGAAGGCAACTATTTTTTAAATCATAAAAATATCTTACTTATGTTTCTATGTGGAACTTGCACGCCTACACTCACAGAACGTTATGACAAATCGAATTGTGATGACAACAAACGAAAGGCAGGTGCATCGCATTTTGTACTTTTTAAATGCGGTATAACTTGGACTGATATACTGGATACGGCAGCATCGGGAGAATGGGAAACTAAGATGGGCGATGGTTCCGTAATAGTAAGTCCTTTGGATGGTAACTTTGTAATTAATTCTGCAACAACCGATTCATTGGGTACAGATGGAAGAGGAAGAAATATAAGAGATGTAAGCGAGTTTCCATTTGATTACACAAGTTCAAGTGCATTGTCGGATAGATCGGATGAAGAATGGTTTAGAAGTTTGAATAAAGACATTGAGCTTTATACAATTGGGATTCTTGACGCAGCCGATGGATTGGCTTTATCCGATGATATTATAACATTGGTAAAAGCAGGAATTACAGGAGCTTCGGCAGTTGCTTTGACAGCAGCACAACCGGCAGGTTTTGAAGTTTCAATTTCTTCAATACCTCAATTTAATCCAGTAAATGCACCAGGAAAATCAGGTCAATGGGCTTTCAGTGGATATATCAGAAGTGGTGAAGTGTTGAGATATGCCGAAATTCCAGGATTGACAGAACGAATTATATCAGTTGCTTAATTGTAGCTTAAGAAATTAACGATGTGTCTGTATACGAATTATTACAGTCTATTGAGAAGAATGATCCTGCTAAGATAGCGGATAGTCACTTATTAGAGCTATATGATAAGGTTGCTACACAAGCAACCAGACATACCACAAGATCAAAGTTTGAGGCTTTGTATAATATAAGCCGACCAAACGAGGATAAGATATTTAAAGATTGGCGTGAAAGTAATATAAGGCACATTACCAGTGCGCCAATCAATATGTTTTCTTCAATGGTGGTGCGTGTATTGCATCATTCATTCGTTGACATAAATAATCTAGTAGATGAAACCCAAAAGGAATATTTGAATGAAGTATATCTCAACAGATATAACTTTGATAATTTCAGATATGAGTATTTAATTCCGCTATCATTCAGGGATTGCAACGCTTTAGTTGTTGAGTTTCCTTTCAATCCAAGCAATCCAGATGTTCCATTAACCGCAACGGCTGAAGAAGGCGGTCTAAGGCAAAATGAAAGTCTTGCTACAGAAACAAAAGTCGTTTCTTCTTACAACATTACCCATTACTCACATGACAAGTTAATTTGGAAAGCAGGCCAAAAGGATGTTTCAATAGATCCGGAAAAAGTAAGGTATGCACCCTATTACATTGGTGTTGACAAAGAAGCTTATTGGATTATAATTCCAAGACTAGAAGAAGGCGACATTGTCTATGATATAAAAGATTGGTATGCACATGACAAAGACATACTACCTGTAACGGAAATCGCAGGAAGAACAACTACGCATACAGTAAAAGCGGATAAGACAAAAAACTTACTAAACAGAGAGCTTTTATACAAGGAGGCATTCACTTGGCAGGCTTACGAATATTTGGATCAGGCCATAATTGATTTCTCAAGTGATCAAGTGAATAGTATTCGCTTCATGTCGCCATTACTTGCTTTGGATGCTGAAATAGAATGTCCTACTTGTAATGGAACCGGATTTGTAGAAACCAATTCATATTTATCCTATGGTAAAGAAATTACTTGTGGAGATTGTAAGGGTACAAGAAAGATCAACAATGTAGGTCAATTCAGTACCTTAAAAATAAGAAGATCCAATTCAGAATTTGACAAGGCCGGAACTCCTGCAAGTTACATAACACCACCTACAGATACATTGAAATATGGTTTTGAAAGATGGCAGGAATTAATAAAAATGGCAGAACGCACATTATGCGTGGATCCATTAGAAAGCACAGGAAATGAAAGCGGAGTAGCTAAAGAATTAAGATTAGAGCCGAAAGGCGATCTAATGAAAGACATAGGCAAATCCTTCATCAATATGACCGAAGGAATACTTAATGTCAAAAGCACTTTAAGAACGGATAGCGAACCCGTATTGGTAAACATACCATTGCCATTAACTTATGAAACAAAGACGGTAGCGATCCTTAAAATGGATGTAGAAACCGCTGCACTAGCTACAAGAAGAAGTAAGTTTTTGAAGCAAATAGAAGCAGAGTTCAGAGGCGATGAAATGATGATAAAGTCTTACAAATTGGCAATAGACTTTGCGCCATTGATGATTTACAATGATGAAGAAACGACAACGGCATTAGCTCAGGAAGCTTATAATGAAAAAGACATCATAAGAAGGGATTTTGCATTGAGGGCTTATGAAGATATTCTTGCTGAAGACAAGAACAGCGAAAAGACATTCAAGGAATATAGAGAATTGGCTGAAACTTGGATGGTTGAGAATGGATTGTTTGATCATTTGGAGATGGCAGAAGAAGAGGAAGGTGAAGAAGCAGAAAAAACGATAGAAGAAGATGCATTACCTGAAGATTTGGATGAATTAGAAGAAGTAATGACAGCGTTGTTAAATGAAGAAATAGATAGATCAAGAGCTATTGAATTAATAGTAATAATTGAAGACATGACAGAAGAGGAAGCAGAAGAATTGGTTGTGTCAACAGGATTATGATATATGAAGAAGCAATGCAGAATAATAGCCGCGCATAAACGAAAAGGAAAGCCAGTTAAGCAGCATGTCAGATGCACCTCAGTAAAAAACACGCCTAAACAAACAAAAGAGAAAAGTAGTAGTAAAACATTTTCAAATTACGATGACGCTACAAGTCAATTTGATAGTTTTATGGATGGTAAAGATGACGCGATAGCATCTATAAACGAATACACAGATGGTAACTATTCTGAAATAAATAGTAGCTTAAGAAGATCAGGAAAGCTTGATAGTGGGAATGATGCTACAGTCAAAGGAATCGATGAAGTTTTTAAATCTAATCCACCCGTATTTGAAGGAACAACTCATAGAGCAATAGGGTTCACTGATGAAAACAAATTCAAATCTTTTGTGTCTAGTTTAGAAGGAGGTGATACATTTGTAGATAAAGGATATATGTCTTCATCTAATAATAAAAGAATCACAGAAGATTTTGAACATACCTTTAGTGTAAGGTTTGAGATTAATAGCAAGAAAGGAATATCAATAAAGAATTTTTCAAATTTTCCGAAAGAAGAAGAAATATTGTTCAATAGGGGATCAAAGTTTAATATAAACTCTGTTGAAAAAGATGGGACTAATGGTTATAAGGTATCTCTTTCTGATTAAGCACATCTTCAATGATTTCTATCCTAGTTATATGCTTAAGTAGAGATTCTTCAATACCGTAATGAAGACCTGCTACAGCACCAGCTACACAAGCATTTGTGTCTGTGTCATAACCATAAGAAACTGCTCTTTTAATGCAATCTAGAAAGTTATCTGTTTCTATAAAGCATTTTATAGCAATGTTCAAACTTCCTACTACATATCCTTGAGGGTCTAAGTTAGACTCTATAGAGTATTTTCTATCGCATATATTTTTCGCATCAACTTTATTTTCTCCTTCATCTATTAATAGCATATAATCTAAAAAGTATTTGCAACAATCTATAGGCACTTTATGCTGATGTGTAAGTCTAGATATATCTTCGATATACTCATAATCTTTATTTGCTTTAAAGTCTTCATATATCGCACATATACGCATCAGGCTGCCATTCCCATTCATATGATCCTTATCAGTATCCGCGTCATTTGTTATAGCATCTCTTGTTGTAAGACCTACATCAAATACATCTCCATGCGAAGTGTAGTCGCTATATAAAAGCCAGTTGCGAAAATTCTGTTTTATATCTTCTATTGTATTCCCGTCTAATGTTGCGAGAATTAAAGATGTATCATCACTCCAAGAACCTAAAGGTTGATTGTGAATCCCGTCTGAAGTGAAGGTTATATCTTTTTGCGGAGGCAAGAATTCGTAAGGTACACCAAGAACGTCACCTAGTATGGCGCCATAAATGTGAGCATTTTTAGTCAGGGTCATAGACTATTTCAACCTCTCCTTTATCGTTTATAGTCGCACCTAGATTGGTTTCGGAGATTCGATCCAACGCAGTGTTTTTCTCTTCTTTTTTATCGTCTTTGTCTTTCATTTCTTTTATTAAAGTGAATTATAATGATTACAATGTTCGTTTTTATAAAGGTAATGGATTATTCTTTTCAGTTCCCTTGTTACTCTTTTGAGTGCCTTTCCAGGTATTCTTTAATTGCCACATGAACGATTCTTGCTGCTGAAGACATATCTTTTTTTGCGAATGCTTCAACTTTCTTTTTTAGTTCTTTATCGAACCAGAACGTCCATTTTATTTTATCTTCCGACATCATACAAAGTTAATGCGTTGTATTGACTCAATCAATACAATTGTGATAATCATCTAGTGTTTTGTATTTCATGGTGTTTTTATTATTGTCATTTCTTCTAAATATGCCTCTGCTTCTTTTTCGGTGGCGTAAACTCCGATAATTGTTAATCCTAACATATCTCTTGCATCTTCTTGGGATATATCCCAAATGCTGAAATATACTCCATGATATTTGTCTTCGCCTTCACATAAAATAAATTTGTATTTCTTTGTCATTGCTTTTGATTTTAATGTTAGAGTAATTATTCTTTCATTGTTTTATTTTTTATATCAAACTATTTGTAGATGCGCGGAATATCATTGTACTAGGCCAACAACCCCATGAATCATGAAATTCACGATCCGAATCATTCTTAACTGCGCCACCTTCTATTCCCTTGAACCCCCACACTTCGCCATCTGGAATTATCTCTATGCTTGTTCCAAACATTTCGTTCAACATGTCCGCACAAGTTTTCTTGTAGTCGAAAGACAACTCACGGTTGTTGGATACAAATTTTACTTGTGGTATATCCGTATTCTTGTTTGAATATTCATAGATGTCTTCCATGCCATTGAAATGTCCATACTGATATTTTGCAGTTATTTTTGCTACTTCTTTTTCCATCGGCCCATCTACCCAATTGATGTCCACTGAATTTCCCATAGAAAAATTATCAGATTTAACCTTGAATTTTATTCCTGGAAAAGCCTCTTTCAATTCTTTGCGAATCGCCTTTGCTGCTTGGGCTGCTATTGACATTGTTTTTTTCATCTCTCTCTTTTTAATTACACCACTAAGATAATCTATTGTATTGTCAATGTCAATACCTTGTGAAGTAATAATAGAAATATCATTCATCCTACAAGTAGTTTTGAATTCACAATGAAGCACTCAGAACTAGAAGATTTAATCCGCAAGAAGCTCACAATACTTGATACATCGCACGTTGTATTTTACAAGGCTGTAAAGGACATAGAAGAAAACCTTTTAAAGAAGGTGATAGCCTATCTAAAAAGATTCACAACCAAGTCTGGAAAGTTGGATCGGAAAAGCAGGTCAAATAAAAACTTGCTAATTGAATTCAATAAACAAATCAAGAGAATATTATTCGGGTCTAAGTTGAAAAAAGAAACCGGAAAGTTTCTCAAAAATTTCGATGAAATAGAAAACATAAGCCTGGATATACTGAAAGGCGTAAATGGTATAGACATTAAAAAACTAAAATTATCAACAGAAAAAAAGTTAGCAGTCGAAGCGATAACGGATGGTCTTTTAAAAGGAACTTCTTTAAATCGAGAAATCGGAAAACCAATAAGGAAAATATTATATCGGCATGTTACAAGAGGTACATCTATATCTGTAGCGGAAAAAGAATTAAAAGCGTTCATTGCAGGCAGTAACGGAAAGTTGGGTAAAGTATCTGGTTATGTCCGACAAATAGCAACGGATACGCTAAATAGGTATGACGGTACAATTAATCAAAAGGCATCCGATGAATTTGATATGGATGGTTTTAGATTTATAGGAAGTCTTATAGAAACATCAAGAACCAATTGCATTCAAATGGTAGATGGAACCGGATCATTGGGAAAGTTCAAAAAGAATGGAAAGTATAGAAAGAAAGACATAAAAAAGATAATAGCCATTGCCAAGAATCGTCCAGGATGGAAGGCAGGAACTAACGAATCCAACTATTTTATCAATAGGAATGGGTATAGTTGCCGGCATACGATTATTCCAACAATATTATTAAGTAAGGACAAAGACAGCTTTGACGAAAATGTGAATTAGTAATAATTCATTACCACCTTATAATGAATATACATTTGTTGAAAATAAATTTCAAATACAATTATGGCAAATAAGCACACGGTTAAGCTAGTGAAAGTGCATTGGGATAGAGTAGGCAACAGGGCTTTTGAACCCAATCATGCGGAAATAGTTTTTTGCACTCAAGCAAGTGCAGCAAACAACCTAAGAAGAAGCAAGGGGAAACCGAACCCTTTGTGGATGGATATTGATTCTGCAAAAAGAAGAGGTATACAAATAGATGTTCAGGAAGAAACGGCACATGAAGCTGAAGAAGTGGTGGAAGAGGTGGCTGAAGAAACAATAGAAGAAGATGTACAAGAAACTGTACAAGAGACAACAGAAGAAACGAAGCCTACGACAAAAAGAGCAAGAAGGCCAAAGGCTAAAAAATATCAAAAATAACATAGGATAAAAACAACATAACATGGAAAACATTAAAGCATTCTTAGAAGGAATACATGTCGATTCTAAGATTTTAGAAAAGCTTCAAGCAGAAGAAGTGATACCAGGAGAAGAAATGGAAGGAATAACCGAAGCTTACATCGAAGGGCGTAATAGTTATTATGAATCTCAGAACCTATCAAGGATCCAATCGGATTCTAAAAAATCGGGAATATCATCATATCAAATAAACGAAAGAAAGAAATGGAATAAGATATTGGGTTTGGGTTTGTCAAACTCCCAAATGGATGAATATTCAGACAATATGGATGACTATTATAAGGTCATTGACAAGGCTTTAAAGACACGTACAGACGAATTAAAGAATGATGTGAGCCAAGCAACGAAAGATGAAATAGACAGGCTTAGAACGCAACTATCTGAAGAGTCCGAAAAGCGTGAATTGTTAGAAAATAGCAAGGAAGAATTTGAAACGAACTTGAGAACGGAATACGCACAAAAGCAGCAACTTACAAATGCTAAATCTAAGTATTCCAGACTAGAAGCAGAGGTAAGAAAGAGCTTGGTTTCTGATCTTCCAGGTGATACACTGGATAGGCTCTTGAAGTCATATGAAAATGAGCTATTCAATTCTTATAAGGTGAACGAGGACTTAACCATATTGGATAAAGAAACAGGTGGTAAGGCGAAACATTTAGATCCTAATATCAAGAATGTGCCGAAACACGCAAAAGATATTTTGGAATGGCAGGTAAGGGATTTGATAAAGAAAAACAATGCAGGGGAAAAACCAAAAGTATTGAATGTTGGAAAAGATCAACCGATAATCAGAACGGACGGAAAAGAAACCAAGTTATCTAAGGCTGCAATGGATAAATATAACAGATATAAAGATCAAGGAGTAGAATTGAACGCTTAACAATTGGTAATAATCGAAAACATAAAATAATAATATATAACATTGTTCTATAGGGGATGGAAAACCCCAAACAATTAAACCAAAAAACAAATAGGACAAGCTGAGTCCATCGAATTAAACGCACAAAAAGCGGATAATTTGCCTTCCACTCTAATTAGGCATTACATTTTTTTGAATACAATTAAAATATAATATAATGCCTTTAACAGCAGGAACTAAGGCACCGCAATTTTGTCTAAATTCGCAAATATCGGTAGACAATTTTGACACTGCGCCTTTAAAATTAAGACAAAAGACGGGTTTCCTAAATAAAGTATTATCGCCTGATAATAACGCAGATTGGAACCAAATCACAACTTCACCTATTGGTGGAAAGGCTGCACCAGGTGGAACAAATACCGGACAAGCAGTTGAAACAACAATAGAATACAGAACGCCATATTGTGCAGGTGGAACCACTCCAGGTTCAGCTTCAGAAATATGTGCGGTTACTGGATCGAACACGGAAGAAAAAGGATATCTATATGTAGATGTAGATAAATTTGTAGAAAGAAGTTTTGATGTAGACCTTGCGGATTTTGACGCAACATGTGAAGCTCCTAATGATCGAATTGCCGATCAGATAGCGAGAAAAGCATACGAGATGCGAAGAGAAATCAATTCAGATGGAATCGACGATTATCATGGTGTGTTATCCGCTTATCCGGTTTCTGGATTAACTCCAACGGGCGCAAACCTTCAGGATATTAATGTAATATCTGATGAAGGAAACATCATAAACGCAGGTTTCGCGAAAGCAAGAGGAACGTTTAGACATGCTCTTTGGGATGGTGGCGTTCAAATGGTTGGTGGAAATAGAATGGGTACTTACTTTGATGTAAGAGCAATGCAAGGACTTTCACACAGAAGGGGCGCTGATGGAACTTTAGAAGATCCTTTTTCAAATACTGAATTTGCTTTTGATCTTGACCTTGATTCAAGAATTGGAACTTTAGAGTCTGCTTCAGATTCTTATGTTTTGGCTTGGGCCGATGGTGCTTTCGGAATGGTAGAATGGATGGAGAATACAGCATACAAGAATTATGTGTTTGAAGATCATATTAGAGATACTATAACAGTCGATGGAATGGAGTTTGATTATTTCGTTCACTTCGATAAGTGTACTACTCCAAAGTGGAGGGTAATGTTGAGAAAATATTACGGTTGGATGGCAATTCCTGATACTGCTTATTGCAACAACAACGGCTTGAGATTTATGTATAAGTCAACAGCAGGTGCAATAACAAGTACACATTTAGATCCGGCTTAATCAAGATAGTTGTTTTCCTATTTCTTGTTAAATTTTGCTTTGTCATGAGAGGGAGGGTTCTTAATCGAACCCTCTTTTTTTTGGTAACAATCAAAGCCAATGTCCTATCGGTATTAAATTCGTACTATGCGTATAAATGAAATTTCATCTTGTCTATCCTCATTAATAGGATTGCGCGGAACTTGTGAAACTTATGACACTGAAGTATACATAGATGACCTTCCAGGAATCAATTTGGTAAATCTTGAAGATACTGTAGATGGGCTTAGAACAACGGCATCAGAGTTATTTACAAAGGTTGTGAATTTAGCAGAAAGACAAGTAACGCATGACTTTTCTTCAAGGATAAGACAGGACTTTAATATCAAATCAATACTTAGCGATCATTCAATAAGACTAAGTGGTAACGATACAACATACGGTGGTGTAGATGAATTTCTATCCATCAAGATCAAAAGAAATGGTTTTGATAAGTTTCAAGGGATAAGAACATTCAATTTGGGAATAAACGTGGATCGTGTTGTAGCTGATAAAAAATTCTATGTAGTTACCTCAAATAAGGATTCGTACACACCCCAAACGTTTAATCTGGTAAAAGGTTATAATAAAGTAGCAATAGATATTCATTCCGCTGCTGAAGAAGTAAAAATTTACTTCGATGTATGCAACATGAAGGTTGGCAAACGAAGTGCTTCATCTTCGCATAATTGCGGAAATTGTATCAGTACTTGTGCGTGTTATGATTACTCAAAGTATGGTCTTAGTGTAACTTGTGAAATAGGCACACAGGAAGAAGAAGGTGGTGCAATTACATGGGTGGATACAACAGCATTTGGATTTGATCTTGATATTCAAAGATATGCATCAAAGGAATTGATAGCGTGTTACTTTGCACATGATTTGCTTATGCCTATGCTTTATAAAAGTGGGATTACTTTCTTGTTAGAAATGTCAAGTACAAGCAGAATCAATGATTATACGACTAATAATAAAAGCCAAGTCCAGGATCTATTGTTAAGATGGAATGGTGGTCAAGATTTTAGCACAGGAATAAACCACAAAAGCGAATATTGGCGATACCTTACAAGTTCCATCGATAGTTTGAAATATACTATTCATGATATGCATGACACTGAAATATTTATAAATCAAGGTACGAGGGTTTCAAATTCGTTACCATAAAAACAACTAACAATGGGATGTTCAGCATGTAAGAAAAAGAAGTTACAGGCCAAATCCGGAAAGGTAGAACCAAAAGTTTCTGTTACTAAAATGAACGGGAAAATATATACAGTAACCATACCTAAAAAATAGATGCCTACATTTACAGGAAGTATAGAACAAGTATTTGCCAAAATGGAAAGGGGTTTCGATTGTCTGGAAGAGAATTTGGATGAAATCGCATTGCCTGTAATGAAGGCTTTGGAAGGTGCAATGACGCAAAGAATACACAATGAAGGTAAAAAATCCGATGGTTCTTCGATAGGTACATATTCAGCCAGGTATGCCAAGTATAGACAATCTAAGGGCCGACAAACTGGATATGTTGACTTAGAAGATACATCAACGCTTAGAAGTGCATTACAGACAGGAGAAGTAAATGGAAAGCCTGTATTGATGTTGAATCCAAATGTAGGGTACGAAAAGAGCAGCAAGAGGGCCAAAGAAATAGCAGGATACCATGAAGAACATTATGGTGAATTGTATAAGCCAACGAACGAGGAAATGGATGAGGTAAAAGAAATAGTAAAGCTACAACTCAAGAAACAGGTAAAGGAGTGTTTTAGGTAAAATCTAATCCAGGTCTATTTCAAAATCCAATTCATCCGCATCGCTATCATAATCTTCAAGTAACAATCTTTTAATATCATCGCCTGAAAAAATAGTATCTTCTTCTTTGTAAGAAATCATGGTCGCTTTCAAATCATCGTAAATTGTACGCAATTCACCTTCAAGAATAGTTTCAATGGAATCATCATAACTGAGATCATGGAGAATTCTAGAAAAGTGAAGTTTGTGGATATGGTATTTTTTAACTATTTCTAAGAAGGATTTATTAGAAGTAGTATCCAGTAATGATTTAAAGCCAAGTAATACTATAAGGCGGTTTAATTCATACGGATATGAATAAAGAATTTTTTGTACATGCTTAGAAGTCTTCTTGTTCAAATCAAAGATAAGTTACTACTAAATAATGAAGTATTTGGTACAAATGGTTTTGTATACACCAAAACATTAGAAAAAACATCGGGCGTAAGTGATAAATATGCCAATCAAGTATTTTTCAAAATACTGGAACAGTCAAATAAACAATACGAAATAACCAAAATATCAGAGCCGAATCTTTATAGCGTTTCGGCAAATATGCGATGTGTAATTCAGATCCAAAGCGATATTGATATTACAACATCCATGAACAGCATATTGTATCAACTTGATGAATGGGAAGAGGTGGCAATATCATCAGCAACGGCAGACAATCAACATGTAAGGGAATTGGAAGAAATAGAAGACGGAGTAATAAGGGATTTCAATTTAGCGGTTATCGACTTTGAGATTTCCGATGAATTGAGTTTTCGGACTTGCGACCCTATATGTTTTCCTGAATCCAGGATAAAGTTAAAAAACAGCTAAATGGGAATATTTGAAATAACGGAAATGGTAATGTCCTATCACTTCTTAAGTTATCTGGTGGTGGTTTTGATAAGTGCATTTGTTTCGTCAAGGATAGCTAAGATGCTAGATTTTGGAATGAACCCCTATCATTTGCTTTGGTTTGTCAAAAAGTTCCTTGTAGGAATATTAAGCAACCAATACATTGAGTATAGGTATGACTTAACATATGATCAGAATTATGAAGCAATGTCAGATGCCTATGAAAGCATATCCAAAGATTATTTTGTGTTGCGCCTTATCAATTGCGTGTACTGCATGACCGTATGGGTTAGCATAATTGTAACAATAGCATTATTAATACTTACACAACTACATTGTTCATTATTGGTAATTGTGCCAATAGTAGCATTCTATATGACCGAAAAATTATGATGATAAGGAAGTTAAACGAATGTACATTTGCGGTGAATTTAGAAGCATCTAGTTGTGATATTGTAGACATTCCATTCGTTGCTACGGAAACAAAAGTTTATTACATAAGATTTAAGATAAACGGCATCAATAGGATATTTCCATTATTCGGAAAAGTAGGCAACAACCTTGCAATTTTGATAACGGATTTCCCTAAAAACAGGGAAGTAATAATAGAGGTTATGGAGGATGACGAAGTAGTAACTGATACTGGATTACCGCGTGTATTTGGTAACAATCGAAATTATAGCGCGGATGACGATATTTTTGCTTACATAACTAATAATACAAATCTAGATCATCCATAATGGCATATCCTTATAATATACCAGACGTTTCAGGTGTTCTTACAAGTGCCGAATGGGTACAAAATCAAGATACCATAAACAATATTGCCACCCTATTAGAGGCTTTAGAATCAACGGATTCTTTATTTACGAGGTATAAGGAAGAATTTGTAACAAGTGCCGATGAATCCATTACAATTACTGTTAATTCAGGCACATTGCCATCGAATTTGGATGATATAGATGTATTTATGGATGGAGCCGAAATATCCAGGCTTGCAGGTGAACTTCGTTGGTCTGTTTCGGGTTCTGTCATAACTTTTTTAGAATATACAATAGACGGTACATTGGTTGGGAACTTTTCACATACCGGATATGTATTTGTTAAGTTCTTTTCACCATTTGATTTTACAATTGTTGCACCATTAGAAGTAGTATGCGGATAAAGATTATTTTAATTGCTTTAATTTCTTTTGTATCGTTAAGCCTATCTTCACAAATAAGGCTTGATCCTACTTACAGAATTAAATTAGCGGACACATCGGATTATATTTTGCTTTCTGATACTTTAGGAAGGTTCAATATTGTATTGAATCCTGATGTATCACTTGATACTTCTTATGTGGTTGGCGATTCTGTCTTATTGGTAACTAATAAGTATGGAGTTGCATTTGATACAAGTTACATTGATATAAGTAGTTTTGGTACAGGTGCAATTAATCAAATTGTGTCGGATACAGCGACTGTATTAAGGGCCGAATTCGCAGCAGCAGATGTTGTTGTTACAAGTGCATTGCAAACCGAAATAGGTGATACCTCTGCCCTATTGAGAGGATTAATAACAACGGCACAGGACAGCGCGAATACAGCACTAACACAAATAGATGTATTGCAAACAAACGATGCTGCTGATACCGATCAAGATCCAACAAATGAATACAATACTTCGGTAGGATTGTCGGGAACCAATTTGCAAGTCATAGATGGTGGTGGTACAAAGCAAACCGATTTAGACGGAACGTTTGCAACAGACGCAGATGTAACTACAGAAATAGGTGATACTTCAGCGGTTTTACGGGCTGAATATGTTGCAAGTGACGCTGCTGATTTAGATAAGTCGGCAACCAACGAACTAGATTCAATGCTTTATGGTGGAACAAATGTAGTAGACGGAACCGATATACAGCCATTAGTGCAAATCGAAATTGGCGATACTGCAACGGTATTAAGGGCCGAAAGTGTGGCTTTGGATGCTTTGGATTTAGACAAATCGGCAACAAACGAACATCAAGATTTAAGTTATAATGCAAGTAGCCGTGAAGTTGAAATAACAAATGGAACGAATGCGACTATAATAGAAGCAATAGCAAGTGGTAATAGTGGACTTTTGACAGGATCAGACAAAGCTAAAATAGACGGAATAGAAAGCGGTGCAACGGCAGATCAAATTGCAAGTGAGGTTACATTAACACCCAATGGAGATATTGCAGCTACAGATGTGCAAGCAGGAATCGTTGAAGTGAGAGATGATACTGATACCAAGTTAACGGGGAAATCAGATACGGGTCATGCACATGCAACTTCTGATATAACAAGTGGAACTTTAGCGGATGCAAGAGTAGCAGAAAGCAATGTAACACAACACGAAGCAGCGTTGACAATTACGGAATCTCAAATATCAGATTTAGCACATACGGCCAATACGGACACACAAATTGATTCAATAACCTTTACCGATTCGCAAGTCTTCATTTGGGATGGTGGATCAAAAAAAGATAGTGCCGACATTAGCACATTAACTTTAACCGAATCTAATATTTCTGATCTTTCACATACAACAAACGCAGCCGATTTGGTTTCGGGTTTATTGGCAGATGCAAGGGTTCAGGAAAGTAATGTGACACAACATGAAGCAGCACTAACCGTAACGGAAAGTCAAATTTCTGATCTTTCACATACAGTTGACACAGATACACAAATTGATAGTGTCACTTTTACGGATTCACAAGTGTTTATTTGGGATGGTGGAGCGAAAAAGGATAGTGCCGATTTGAATACATTGACCTTAACAGAGTCTAATATATCTGATCTTTCGCATACAACGGATACCAATACATTAGGGGCTGATGGAGATAAAGGAGATATAACAGTTGGCGGTACAGGAACAACATTAGACATAGATAATGCTGCTGTTGATATTGCAGAATTAGCAGCAACAGGAACGCCTGATAATACAACATTTTTACGTGGTGATAATACATGGTCAACTCCTGCTGGATCAGGTGATGTTTCCAAAGTAGGCACACCAGTAAATGATCAGATTGGCGTATGGACAGGTGATGGAACATTAGAAGGTGATGCGAATTTGACTTGGGATGGCAGCGAATTATTAATGACAGGGTCACAGGATTTAATACATGTATCAGCAGCAAATGATGATCATGCACTAGAACTAGACGTGGATGCAGCAGGATTTGGTGATGTGAAAGCTGTTGATATTAATTATACAACAGGGGCAGTATCAGCAGGGGAGGAAGAGGCTGTAATACTTACCGACATAAATCAAATTAGTGCAACGGGGGGGACTTTGGTAGCACATGAGGTACTAGCTACAGATGGATCAGCAGATGCAATATACGCACAAAAAGCAGGGGCGTTAGTTGGGCCTATAACACAGTCTTCTGGGGTTTTCTCTAATCCAACTACAGGAACTAACAATACAACAGCAACGGATGTAGCGGCAATGATTGATGGATCAACAGGAACAAGTACAACCATATTTGTAAACGATAATGATTATATATTAATAGGTGCAGCAGCAGAATTCACAGAAATAGAATTTATATTAGAAACCCCTGTTGGTTCTCCTGGTATAACTCCAACATTCGGATATTCTACAGCAGGAGCGCATCAGTTTACATCATTTTCTCCAATAGATGGCACAAATGGATTTAGGAATACAGGAGTGATATCATGGGAGTCATCCGATCTTACATCTCACACCACGAATGATAATACAGGAACATATGACATCCTGATAACTAGGACACATAATAGTAAGGGTAGTGCATCCCTTTACTATGCAAAAACGGCTGCTACAGTGAAATATTCATGGAATAAGGATGGAGTGGTCACAATTAATACCGTAGAACCTATGGGCGATGTATCGGCAGCGGATAATGCTGCTGTAGGGTACACAGCAACAGAAGGTATAATAATAACGGGGCAAGGGTCAACGGATGATGTCACAATCAAAAATGATGCTGATGCAACGGTAGTAAATATACCAACAGGCACAACTAATGTAAATGTGGTAGGGAATATATCCGTTGGTGGAACGGTAGATGGAATAGATGTTGCAACAGATGTAGCAGCTAACACAGCAAAGGTAAGTGCAGATGGAAGTGTTACCTCCCACAGTGATGTAGTATCAG